CAATAAAGTAATCATCATAGCATTCATACAATCCAGTTTTAACAACTTGTTCTTTTTTGAATGATGTATCTTTATAAGTCCAGTTATCACTAATGAATTCCATATATAATTTATCTTGAAATTCACTAATAAAACCTCCTGAAAGTTTCTGATATTTAGAAATACAATAACAATCTACTTTATCTTGGAATTCTCTAATAAATTCTTCTGAGAGTTTTTGATAAACAGAAATAAAATACCAATCTACTTCATCTTGGAATTCTCTAATAAATTCTTCAGATAGTTTTTGACAACAAGAAACCCAACCCCAATATATTTTATCTTGAAATTCTCTAATAAATTCTTCTGAGAGTTTTTGATAATTTGAAATATAATACCAATCTACTTCATCTTGAAATTCTCTAATAAAATTTTCAGAAAGTTTTTGATAACAATAAATGCAATTCCAGGTTACTTTATCTTTATTTTCTCTAATGAAATTTTCGGAGATGATTTGATAAGTTGAAATATAATTCCAGTTTACTTTATTTTGAAAATTTCTAATAAAGTCTTCTGTGAGTTTCTGATATTTAGAAATATAATCCCAGTCTAATTCATTTTGATTATTTTTAATGAAGTTTTCTGACATAGGTATTTTGTAATCAAATTGCATTTCAAATATCCTTTATTTAATTTTTCAAAAATAAAATAATGTTTTGAATCTTTTATTTTTTATAAATAACTTTATAAATCATATCTGCTGAATCTCTCCAGATAGCAAGCAAAATTTCTTTTGTTGCTTGAGTACCAAATTCTTTTTTTAATTTAAAGAGAATATTTGGAAATTTTGTATTATATTTTTTTATAACAGCTGAAGCAAATTCTTTTTGGTCTTCAATATTTTTTGTTGCAAGAAAAATATCAGTGAGGTTAGAAAGTTCATTATGAACAAGAGCTTCACATTTATAATAAGCATCTTTTGCTTCATTAAAATAAGTGAGAAGTTCATTAGATTCCCCTGATAACACAAAATGAATTAGATATTTAGGATTAAAAATATTATTATTTTCCCCACGGAGTCTATGAAGAGCAATATAAGTTGAACTTTTAATTTTCATTCTAAGGCCATTTTTATCTCTTAGGACAACTCCTTCAAAACTTGCATCTTCAGATTCTTGTTGTTTCAAAAAATTCTGAATTTCTTGAAGAGATTTAAAATCATAAGACACGGGACGTTTAAGACCAAGGTGTTTTGCTTCAATATCTAATGAAGAATTTTTAATATCATTATTATTTTTATTATCTCTAATACCAATTAAATAAAGAGTTGGTTCACTATAATTTCTAACAATTTTATTTTGTAAAGAACAAAACTCAAAAATATAGGTGAAATTTTTTAAGAACATAGAAGTATCATTAGGGAGTAAATTAATAATAAGTTCTTTCCAGGTTTTATCAGAAAATCCACAAATAGAATCAGCAAAAGAACCACGAGTATTTATTTGCCATTCTCCATTATAGAAATAAAAAAGAATTAATGAACCATCTTCTTTTGAAGTACATGAAAAATCAGACCAATCAAATGTATCTGTTAATTCAGAATGTTCAAATAAATTAAAAAAACGATCAAAAGACCGTGCTACTACATTCCAATTATTATTCTTATCAAGAACTAGTCCTCGACATTCCATAACAATGGGTTCTGTTTTTACAGAATCTATTTGACTATAATTTAAAATTACTCGTCCATCAGTAGGATGTTCAACAACTTTAATCCCATATTTTTCAACAAGTGTTTCAAGTGAATTATCTCGTAAAAATTTTTGTACTAACATTACATTTCCTTATCATAAAATATAAGATGAATAAATTATTTTTAAGATAAACCCCATGATTCAAGGGCATATCTATTCATATCAGCTAATAGAATAGCTTTAGATGGATAAACAGGCCCAACTACATTTCCTTCATTAAAGAATCTCCAATCAGAACATTTTTTTGATTTTTTAAGAAGTTGAACATGAATTCCTTTAATGTTTCCATATTGAAGTTCATTCCATTTTGTTTTATAGAGTTTCATGTATTTTCTCCACTAGAGTAAAATGTAAACTACAGAATATCAATAACGTTACTCTAACAAACAAAAAATGATTTGTCAAATATATTATTCATAAAAATCATTAATTAGTTCTTTAATAGCAATAAAAACTTCAAAAGGTAATGAAATAAAATAAATGTCTTTATCTTTATGTGAAATAGATAAATCTGCTCCTTCACCATTCCACCATTCATTTAAATGAATATGATAATCATCTTCATTAATGATAGTTTTAATACTAGAAACCCCAACTTTTGAAGTTGATAAGTTTTTAAATTTAATAAAATCATCATTCACTTTTTTTAATCTCCATTTTTAGATCATTATTTTCATCATTCAAAAACATTATTTCTTCTTTTAAATTTTCTATTTCTTCTTTTAGTTCAAGTATTTTATTTTTTTCATTTTCATTTAATTCATCCAAATATCTAATAGATTTTTCATCTGTACAATAATACTTAAAAAATTCTTCAGCTGTTACATTACTTGGAATATACATTCTATTCTCCTTTTAAAAAATATTTTAAAAATTCTTGGTAATGAGAAATTTCATGATTTTTATTTCATTAGCAAATTCTAACATCTTCAATATTGATAGGTTTATAGTTATTAACTTCAACACAACAATTATGGTAAGAACCTTCAGGTGATTTATTTTGATGAATATGGCCATGTAAATTCAATAAAATTTTATCCCCTTTTTTCAAAGATGTTGCATGAAGTGGAAGATGAGATAAAATCAAACCAAATTCAGGAAACATTCTCCACATAGTAATTTTCTGGAAAAAGTTTTCTTTTGATAAATATTTAATATCATCATGATTACCCACAACTAACCTTTTTCTACCTTTTAATCTTTCCCATATATTTTTAAATTCTTTTCTAGACCCCATAAATACATCACCTAAATGATATATAATATCATTATCCTTTACAACAGAATTCCAATTATTAATTATGACTTCATTCATGTGATAAATACCATCAAAATCAGGTCTTATTAAATTACCATTTTTATCTTTAAATGAAAGAATAGCCCTATGTAAAAAATGTGTATCAGAAATTACCCATATATCACGCATACGTTAATCCTAAAATGTAATATGTTATTTTGTAAGAATATAAGGTTTATTCCATTTACCAATATTAATTTCAATATACCGACCAACACAGAAATAATCAGTCATTGTATCAGAATGATCATAATTTCCAACGTTCATTGCATCTTTCAGTTCAAGCAAAGCAGTTTGAGCTTTACCTGTATAATGTTTTTCAATATGATATTCATTAACATTATACCAGTATTCTTTATTGATAGCATCTGCTTTAAAATCAATTGTACCTGATTTAATTGTTACGACAAGAGTCATGTGATTATAAATAGAAATAGAACCTTTTAACCCATGTTTTTTTAGAACTTCTTTGATAGCAGGAGAAAGTTCACGTTTTTCATCTTGACTAACGTATGCCATTTTTTAAACTCCTTTAAAGTTTGTTGAAAACTATATAAACATAGTAAACTTTAAAGAAGCAAAAGTCAATAGTTATTTTTCAAGAATATAAGATTTATTCAAGGTACCTAGATTAATTTCAATATACCAACCAACATCTAAATTTGCATGAGTATTATTATAATTTCCTATATTCATTGCATCCCTGAGTTCAAGCAGAGCTTTTTGAGCTTTACCTGTATAGTGTTTTTCAATAAAATATTCATTAACATTATACCAGTATTCTTTATGGATAGCATCTGCTTTAAAATCAATTGTGCCGGATTTAATTGTTACAACAAGAGTTGTATAATTATTAATAGAAATAGAACCTTTTAAACCATGTTTTTTTAGGACTTCTTTGATGATAGGGGAAAGTTTACGTTTTTCATCTTGACTAACGTATGCCATTTTTTAAACTCCTTTAGAATGAATATTTTTGTTATTAATAGTAACATTATATATCATTCTAAAGGAGTTGTCAATATTATTTATTTGTATGACATTTATTACATGAGTAACGTTTATGTTTTTCATGGTGATCTTTAAAATCACTAAAATTATCGAGTTCCCATTCTTTAGCTTTATTTGCACTATGGCAAGAAATAGAACAACTTGAAATTGGTAAAGTTGGGGCATAACCTAAAGATTGTAAATTAACATTATTAGTTCCACCTACATGACATTGTTTACAAGTCAACGCATCAGAAGATGGGCTAACTTGGTGATTTAATGCTTGGTAAGTATCTGCAATAATCCATTCATAAGGGGTATCAACTGATAAACCCATTAATTCTAAACTTGATTTTATTGCAGCTTCAGTGTCAGCAGTAGCAAAGAAAATTTTAGTATTTAAAGGAATAATAATATTACTTCCAATAGTCATTGGTTGTTCAACAGTTTTATATTTAAATGGGTAAAGTTTAGAATTTGATTCAGATGAATCACCTTGAGGGACAGAAGTATTATATGTTCCAGTAGATTCATCAAAAATAGTCATTTCACCAATATTATAATTATAACTATCTTTATTCCAAAATCTATAAACAGGAACTAAATTATTAGCTAGTTCATTTGTTGGGTGAAAAGGAGGTAATATTGCTTCTGAAGATTTCCAGGTTCTAAAAATTTCTGTTGCTTCTGTTGCATTACTATCACTAGCATTTTTAGCATAAATTGGTATATGACAAGTTTGACAAGCAACTTTAGCTATATGTTTATTGTATGTTGAATTATCATGTGGTTGTGAATCATGACACTGATTACATGATACTTGAACATCAAGATCAGTTGGCCGAATATCAGAACCACGCCCAGCTATTTTATGATTTTCTGTTATATGACATTCTTGACAAGTTAAATTAGCACCAGTAGTTGCCATGTGAACATCATATTTTTTATCAGTGGTATTACCAGTAGCAAGAGCTAAATCTCCACGTTTTATTGCATCACCACCACCAGCTTTAGCGTGACATATTAAACAAGTTTCTCTTGTTGAAGATTTACCAGGTGCTTCATGACATTTTAAACAATTAATATCTTTTAATGATTCTTCTGTAGGAATTTTAACAATTTGTTTACCACTTCCAATATGACAAGCAGAACAACCTTCCCAGTTACCAATTATATTACCACAATAAGTATTAACCGCACCATTAGCTTTACCCTGTTCAACATTACCAGTAATATTATATGTTGCAGGGCCATTCCATTGATAATGAATGGAATCATGAACTTGATTAGCTTCTATATCATGACAAGTTACACAAGAAGGGTTATCATAGTGGCCATCAGTATAAGGAATTTCCTCTGTAATAGTACATCCATTAGCATCTACTACATCATTGATAGGAGTGTTAGGGCATTGATCATTATCATCTAAAACCCCATCATTATCTGAATCTAATATATCTGGTTGTGGTTTATCCTCTTCATCTTCATCATCCTCTTTACTATAATATTTATTTTCATCCTCTTCATCATCGTCATCTTCATGTTGATAAGATGATTGAAAAAAGTCATTAGTTCTATTCTTTTTTTCATTATCGTCTGCATAGCCAATACTCACTATGATTAATAATACAAATAACAGTAAAACATTTTTTTTCATCTTTTTTCTCCTTTAATCTAAAAAGATAGAGATACATACCTTATGTATATATCTCTATTTCTATTACTATTTATAAAAGTTGATTAAAATGGTAATAATTAAATTATAAGTTATTGAAAAAAATAGAATTTAATAGTTCAAAGGAGTATTATGTAAGTATTAATTAATGTATGTATATAATATCTATAGAAAATAATGAATTATGAGATAACATTTTAATATAAAAGAATAAAAATAATTAAGGTAAAATTATAAAAAGATTTATTTATATAACAAGAACAAAGCTCTATATGATTCATTAAAATATTCAACAAAATCTTTCATAATATTTTTATAGTTATATAAAATATATGTTAAAGGAAATAAAATTGGGCTAAAAATAATCATAATAAAACCAACAAGTGATAAAGCCCAAAAATGGTTTTTAAAAAAAGGAATCAAATTTTCTTTATTTTCATAATATTTCATTTATTAAGCTCCTCTTTAAGTTGTTTTCTTTTTTCTTTTATTTCATTAAATTCTAATAATAATTCAGGATCATCAGGATGAAGAATTAATCTATCTTTTATTTTATAATATGTTTTATTAGTATATTCTAATTCTTTATGGATCAAAGATAATTTAACGTCTTTTATATCATAAGATAATTTTTGGTTCAATAAAGATAAAGATTGAGCAACTTCATCAGTAGTAACATATCTATCTTCAGCAGCAAAAATAACGCCACCAATAGTTATCAAAAATGTTATTACAGCTACAAAAGCTTTTATATAGATCGGTAATTTTTTAATAGTTTCTATAGGACTCATTTTTTAATTCCTTTTTTTAAAAAAAATATTTTTTATAAGTAAATTCGATTAAACCAACCTCTAGCATATTTTTCTTGTGAAGGTGATTTACGCATAGTTTCAAAATAATAATTCCCTTGTTGGATCATTATTAATTTAGCTAACAATTCGGATGAATCTGTAATTAAATATGTTTTTAATGTTGTATGAGTTTTTTTACCATAAGATCCATCTTCAAATAAATCTTTATACAATTTTTCATTTCTATTAAGAACATTTAATGATTTTTGAAGAAATAAAATTGCTCTATATGTTCCTAAATTAACAGCACAATCAAACATTTTCATTGCTAAATTTTTATCTAATTCATCCCCACAAAAAACATCAAAATATTTTAATTTATAAAAAATCTTAACAGTTTTTTGTAAATTATCCATAAATTTTAAATTAGAAGGAAAACCATCAATTGTTTTATAAAGATCAATTAATTTCCAACCATCCCATGAAGGATTAAAAATTCTTGAAATTCCTTTATATGTTTCACCACCAGGATCATCTGGATCATTAGAATAATATCCTTCATGTTCCATTGTTTTTTCATAAGCTTCATCAAAATATGACATTATTCTTTCCTCTCAAAATCTTCACACCAATCATCATTATGGGTGGTATCATCTGAATTTAATGTTGAACTACATAATCCTAATTTAAAAGGACTTGAGCTTTCTCCTGTGTGTTTCTTGCAATTACCACAACATTCTTTCATGTTATTACTCCTTTGATTTTGTTGATAATTTTTTTTCAACTTTTTTCCTAACCTGATTATAATATTCCAGAAAATCTAAATATTCATTTCGATTTTTTGATATTTTTTTAGCAACCATTGTACTAAAAACCATTGCTGTTTTTAATTGAAATGGATTAATACAACTAAATATAGTTCTAATTGCCTTAATATTGAGTTCTGCATCAGTCATTTTATTTATCCTTAATCAATATAATCCCAAATACGAAGTTTTTTGATTCCATACTTTTCAACAAGAACATTCTTTGCAGCACTAGCCATAGCATATTGTAACCCATGTTCTTGCCTACACTTAAATTCATTCATAATAGGTACTGTGAGTGTATATTGTTTATTATATTTTTCTTTAATCCATTTACCAAATTTAGTTCTTTTATCATAACATTCAACATGAGCATTACCACAAACATCAAGTAATGTTCCAACAGTTGAACCTAGATTACCAAATAAATCAGAATTGTAAACTGTAAATGCCGGGCCTCTTGTTGTAGCTTCTTTCATCCAGGTTTTACCTGCTTCAAGTGCTGCTTCATTCGCTTCATTAATTGCTTGTGTAAACATTTTAATTACTCCTCATTGAATGAATAGTTCCATTTACATCACTTAATTCTGATACTACATAATCTAGTTTCGTTTTGAAATTCACTCCTTTTGCTCAGTTAATAGCATATTCCCAATTAACAAATTTCATTTTTTCACAATATGTCATTCCTTTAAAAATACCAGAAATAAAATGTTTTGTGATTGTTATTTCCATTTCTCTCTTTCTCCTAAAAAAATAAATTATTTGTTTTTTCTTGCCAACAAAAATACTATAATTTATTTTCGTTCTTATGTCAATATTTTTTATAAAAAAACTTCAGAAATCATTCTAAAGATAACTGAAGTTAAATATATTAATTAAACTCATATTTTTATTATGACTCAAAATTAAACTTTGCTTTTAATCATTTCTTTAATTTCATCTGAGTAAACATCAAAATCCCCATTTTCAAGTGCATCTTGAATTGCACTTTTAACTTTGAGAAAAAGATCTTTTATTTTTTTCTCAAAATCTTTCATTGTTTTTGCTGTGAATTTACGAAATGAAAGTTTCTTTGTCCCATAAGCCATATATTTATTATCTGGTTTAATAGAAAGAGAATTAGAACTAAATTCTACTGTGATAGAATCAGGTTTTGTTGTTACTGAAAAAATTAAATTAAGAGGATCATTTTCTAAAATATTATTAATAAATTCTCTTTTTTCTTTCCCAATATATCCTTTAAATGTTGAATAATTACTATTTTTTAATAGAGAACCTTTAGAATATGAAAGATGAGAATTTGGCATAATTTCTTTCCATGCATTCAGAACAACTGATTCTGTTTTTTCTTTACTCTTTAGTGCTTCAACTTCTTCAAAAATTTGATATAAACTTTTCATGTTTTTGACTCCTTGATTAATATTACTCAATTTTTTAAACAATATATGTATTATACAATAAAAAAGTCAAAAGAAATATAATTATATTTTATGAAACTGGTATTTACTATTATCAGATATCAAGCAATATATACGTTTTAGTATTTATACAATTTCATCTTCAAAATAATGAATATACTGCCCAAGTTTTTCTTTTAAACAATATTGACAAATATCAATACTATAAATAAGGCCATCACCAAAAACAGAATTATAGCCACCAGTATTAATAATTGAAGTAGCTTCTTCTTCATGCTGGCTGTTTAAAATATCCATTCCACAAATATCACATTTCATTGCAGATAACTTTTTAATTTGAATAGTTTCATTTTCATATTTACGCATTTATTACTATCTCTCTTTCAAGATTTATTTTTTTCAAGAAAATTATATAAATCTTCAGGAGTTCTTAATTTAATATAAGAGCCATCACTATCAATAATACAACCATCTTTATATTTTTTACCATAATCTAATTCATAAATAAAATATTCAATCCATTTATATTCATCTTTAGTCATTTTTTCAAGATAACACATAATAGCTGTTTTTAAATCATCACCGATAGTAATTATTCCCTCACATCCGATAAGATCAGATAATTTTTCAATTAAAATATTATATTTTTCAAATTGATTAATTACATCAACAAATTCTTTCATAGTTATTTACCTTTATTATTTTTAATATGAATTATTTCTTTAAGGGATCTTTTTACAATTCCACTTATTCCATGCATATCTTGACATATTTCAAACGTATGCCAAACTTCCCAAATATCTAAACAAAGTGATATTTTTTCATCTGTAAGTTGATATAATACTGATTCAAATTGTTTTTTAAGTCTATCACTATATAATTCATTATTAATCATTTCATTATTTAAAGGTATCAAAGTTTTATTAATACAAATTAAAATAGTTGCATTAATAGCAATTTCTTCATCAAATTCATTTTTTATAATATTAAAAATTTCTTGATTTTTCATTTTTGAGACTCTTTTTAAAAAATGGAACTCCCTGGAGAAATCGAATCTCATACCTTTCCATCCCTCGTTTAAAGGATCGGTTTAGAAGACCGATGAGGGGGCAGGGAGCTTAAATTTATTTTTTACTTTCTAATGAAAGTTCTTTAATTAGTTTATTTACTAATTCAGCACAACGAAAAGAATCAGCATAATCAGGAGATAATCTATTATCGAAAGTGATTTGATTTTTGAAATAATTTTCAATTTCTTTTAATTCTTCTTGAGACATAAATAATTCCAATCTAATATTTTTAAAAATGGTACTCCTAGGCGGAATTGAACCGTCCAATAATCGCTTATAAGGCAACCGTTATAACCATTTAACTATAGGAGCATAGAAGTATATTTCTTTTATATATTATATAACATAAATATTGGTTTGTCAATAATTATTTTTTATTTCTTTATCTATTCGTTCATATTCAGAAGAACAATCTTCACAGGCAAACAACCAATTACATTTATTACAATGATGAGATTTAAAAAAATTTTTAATAAAAAATAACATAATTTTTATTCTCCTTATCAAGGAACCCATTTATTTTTATGTTTATCAATATAATTAATAACATCATCAATAGAAAATTTATTATGAACTGAAATCCAAAAATTGTCAATATTTTCTTCTTCTGTTTTATCATCAATATATTTAATAGAAGCTTTATAAATATCGAAATTACCCATTGTCATAGGTTTACGGCTTGTAATTTTTACGTCTTTAATAGCAAGACCATATCCTTTAGCTTTTCCTTCAATTTTACGAAACCAAGTGTCATTTTTGCTATTTAAGATAAAAGGGAAATCAACATTTAAAGCTTTTACATAATCATTATTTTCCCGAAAAGCAATAGCAGCATACCCAATAGCTGAGTTATCAATATTTCTTGATGCAGGGTAATCATCAATTTTTTTAGAAACTTCTTCAAAAATTTCTTTAATAGTTTTCATAATTTTCCTTTTTGTTAGTAACAAAGATATAATATCTTTTATTTATTATTATGTCAATAAATTATTTTTTAAAATTTGTAATTAATTTCATACCATATTCATCATTAGGTAATTGTTTTAAAACATTTAAATTAATATTTGGTTTAAATTTAAGTTTATTTTTTTTAAAAGGTTCATAATTACAATGATGGTGCCATCTACCATATCTAAAAACTAACCAACAAACATCCGGGTGCATATCAACTAGCATTTGAGATTTATTGATAGTACCTTCAGAATTTAGTTTACCATCACGCCATTTTTGTTTATCCAGGTCACCCTCAACATGATAGAATTCAGAAGTATTACCACCTTTTACTGTTTGAGTAGCAAGTTTACCCTGTAAAAAAATATTAAACTGAATAGTACAAAGCCCAGCTTTTAAAACTCTTAAAGAAAGATCAGTATCTTCATTATATCTACCTCTCCATCTAAATGGACAATCATTTTGAATAAGCAAACAAGAATAAATTCTAGTATTTTTTACAAATGGAGGATATTTTAAATTAGGTGCAATAAAAAAACGATATTGAAATCCAGAAATAGGAACATTCTCATAACGATCAATAAAATTTTCAGCTGCCCTGAAAATTACACCTGATCCCACTCTAATTCTTTTATTTTTATTCAGTCTATAAAAATCAGAAATATTATCATCTAATACCCAATGTTTTTCAAATCCTAAAGAAATACTATGATCCCAACACCAATTTCTAGCTCTTCCAGGGCCCATCACCATGATTAGAAAATGGAAGTAATAACAAAGTTACCCACTTTCTGATATTAAATTTATCTAGTGCTTCTTCATAAAGATCCCAATCTTGTGGTTCAACACTGATATAATGAGGAACTTTCATTCTTGATAAAGATCTAGAGGTAATCATTGATTCATGACGACCTTTAGAAATAATATAAACAGGAAATCTAGGATTGCTCATAAATTATTATTCCTCAATCCAACGCATTAAAGAATTTTCTTCTTTATCTAATTTAGGATACCAGATACTTTTAGTTTTATTTGTTAAGTTTTGCCCAATAATTTTTGAAAACTCATCATAATCTTCTTTTCAACGAAAAGTAACAATAAGTTTTTTAAAAGGTGGATTTTTTTCTTGAATAAATTCTGGCATTCCTACCCAATGTCTATATGTATTATCATCAGAATCTAACTCTATATCAAGAAAATCAATTAGATCAGGAGGGTTTTCTGTACTTGTATTTAAAATGTCAAGTTTATTGTCATATTTTGTTGTTTCTTTAACATTTTTTGTCATAATATAACCTTATTTTTTATTAAGAGAAGATAGTTTAGATTCATTCTTTTTATAAAATTATATACAATAATTATTTATTTGTCAAGAGTTATTGTAAAATAAGTTGATCTTTCTTCATCCTCTATATCTAGTTTACCTAAGTTCTTAGCAAATTTCTTAGCCATTCTCATATATAAACTTGCTCTGCCTGTTTTTATTTTTTTATCACCTTTACCTTGATCTTTTTCTGCTGAGAAAGTTATTTTTTTAATATTAACATTTTCTAATTTTTTAGATTTTTGTAAAGCATCATAAATCATTTTAAGAACTGTTGATAAGACTTTAAAAGATTCCCCTTCACCAGTCATATTATAATTTTGGTTATATTTTTCATTAGGAGTTAATTTAAAGAAAGAAACTTCATATTCATCAGGGCTATATTCATTTTTCATTTCAAAAGTAATTAATGATGAAGTTGTTTTGAATTCACCTAGAAAATCAGTTTTAGTATTTGAAGGAATATGAATCCATTTATAAGGAAAATAAGAATCAAATGCTTCTGTTATAAATTCTTTAAATGTTTTCATAAAAATATCCTTAAATAGGTACTATCGTTCTCATATAAAATATATAAAGAACGATAGTACCCAATATTTATTTACTTAATTTGAATTTTTTGAGGGATCTTTGAAGGTAGTTGTTTGAATGAAATTTTAAGAATACCATCTTCAAATTTTGCATCAATATTTTCTTTGTCATATACAGGTGGAATAAAATATTTTACTTCAAAATGACGAAAACTTAATTTTTTAGAAATCCATTTAATGTCTTTACAATTTTCAAATTCAGGAAAATCAAGATGTTTGGATTTGATAGTAAGAATATCGTTTTCAGGATTAATATCAATTTCTATCATATCTTTTTTCCAACCAGCTAAAGCTACATCAAAATAAAGGCAATCACCTTTAGTATAAATGTCCATTGGTGGAAAATTACTGTTTGTGGATTTAAACATTGTATCGTTAAATCCAAAGAACTGGTCTAAAATAACGTCTAGTGGTACTGTTTTTCCTACTGTCATAACATTTCTCCTTTTCTTATGTCCCCGAAGGCAACATATTGTTATGGAACCTCACTATGAGCGTTCCTGTTAAATTCATATTCTTTTATTTAAAATTGTTTAATTTTTTAATAAAAGAATCAATATCATTTTTTATATCAACAATTCTTTTTTTGTAATCAGGTACATATTCCATAGCAATTGCTTTATTATTTAAAAAATATGTCATAGCATCATAAGGATCAGAATCAGAAACAATAGCATAAAGTTTAGGTGTTAACTTTATTTTATCAATTTGATGAAATTTATTTTCACTTTCAGCAATTTTTGGTTTAAATAATTCCGGTTCTTTTGGTGTATTATTATCAATCCAATTTTTTAATTTATCTTTAATTTCTTTTGTCATATTCACATCAGTACCTGGTTTTTTAAAATGAAGATAAGTAAAATCTTTTATAACATTTGTCCCTTTATAAAATTTAGTTTCATCTCTATTATTAAGAATAACATAAATACTGCCATTTATCAATGTTTTATTTAAATTAGTAAATATTAAATGCGCCATTGTTTTAGCTGCGCCGCTATGGGTACTCATTAAAACATCTTCTGGTACAAATCTATCTCTTTCTTTATTTGCTTTTTTAGCAATTTCATAATTAGCTAATACCCAAATAATATTAATATTTTTGGGATTATACCCAACTTCTATTAATTTAGTTGCTGTTTCATATATTGATTTTTCATTTTTTCCTGTAATATCAAACAAAATATTTGGTAGTCTATCTTGTTCTAAATTTGTTAATAGTTTGTTTAATGTTTTATCTTTAATATCTTTTTGATCAACAAATGTATGTAATTTAAAAACATCTTCAGGATTTTTTAATGAAAGATTCCTTATTTCTGGATATTTATTTTTTAAATTAGAAATTTTTAAAAATAAAGTTTTATATTCGTCAACATCTCTAATTTTAAATTTATTACTATCAATGAAATTTTGTATTGCAAATCCTTTTCCAGATGCACCACCACCAGTAACAAATACTACTTGCCCATAATTTTTACCTTTGCCTATAATTATTAATTTCTCATTTAATGTTTCTTGTTCTGTTATAAATTCTTTAAATGTTTTCATGCTTACTCCTATTTTTATATATTTATAAAAATATTTATAAAAGTTTATTATATTTATAATCTTTAAAAATTTTAATTTTATTATTAAAGAAATTAACTATAAAACAATTTATCAGCTAGATCAGTAAGTTCTTTATTTCTATATACATTTTTCAATTCAACAACAGATAAAGCTTTATGAGGTAATAACTTAATTAATTTATTTAAACCAATTTCCGTGTTTTTCAGTAACCCCATAGTTTGATTTCTGTCACCCATCATTATTAATTTAGCACCTTCACATATACGTGATAACAATAAACAAAGATAAGAATTATCTAAAAGTTGTACCTCATCAACAATTATAATATCACCTTTTTGAATAGATAACCCATGCAATTCAGATAAATTCAAAAAAGTAAATTTACTATGCATTAAATCTTCTTTAACATAATCGTAATCATAACCATCTTTACCTTTTTGATTTCTAGTGTTGCCATATAATGAATGTAATGCTGAAATAAATCCTGAAAAAAATTGACTCATTTTTTCTTCTTGATTCCCAGGTAAGAACCCAATATCATATTTTTTACAACTTAATGTTGGTCGCATAATATAAACTTTGTTCCCTTTTGCCATTTTTATTGCTGTTCCAACGCTTAAAATAGATTTACCTGCTCCCCATTTCCCTAATAGAAGTGTTGCATCTGCATTCATCATTGAATAAATTGCTGCTTTTTGATACATATCTTTGGGAATTAATTCTGCTTCACCTAATATATCTAGTTTTCTATATTCATCATTCCTTGAAATGCATTCTAACATTTCTTTAATGGGATTATAACAATATATATCTTTTTTTATACTATAATATGTCCATGGGGTTAATTCTTTATTAAATTTTTCTAATATATATTGTTTAAATCTTCTAAGATCATCATCTTTAAGATTAAAATCTTCAAAAGGAAATTCAGGGTTATTATCAACAATATAAGGAGTGTAATCAGTAATTAATTTATCTGTAATTAATTCATAATCTATATTAAGAGTATCAGCAAAAATAGATGCAGCAATATCTTTTGTGAGTAATTTAGCACCTTGTCTTTTTGCTGACCAAATAATATTTAAATCATTTGTCATCCTGCTATCTTCATTTTTATCAAATTCATATTTTTTACCAGAATTAATGTAATCTTGAATACTTCTAATAGCACATCTTGCTGCATACCCTATATTAATATTATATTTTAATTTATCTAATTCTTGTAATACAACACATGAAAAAATTACATTGTCATAATCATCTAAAATTTCTGGATTATCTAATAAAATATTTGTATCAAATAAAGTTAGCTCACTTTTCATAAAGTCTCCTGAAGTTGATGTTGATAATATGTAACATTGAAATTATTTATTTTAAAGCTATGAAACAAAAAACTCCTGTCGTATCATATATTGTTAAAAGATTTAAAGAAAGAAAATTTTTATACCCTTGTTTAATAAAAAATTCTTTCCATCCATTTTTATCTTTACAATTTATGTGTGTTTTATCCGCTTTTGAAACTTCAAGATAAAAATCATTTTCTGAAAAATCTGCTACTGGTATTCGCGCTATCATAACATCTGAATCACTTTTTTTGAAAAACTCATTGATCTCATCATCTGTCATGTGTTCAAAAACATCAAGAACTATCAAAATATCACTATTAAAATTATTATCTTCTATCCAATTACATCCTTTATTTTTAGCAATTTTTTCAGCATATTTTGAAATGTCATAACTATATGTGTTTTTATAACCAAGATCTAAAAATGCTGTTGAAAGAAAACCAAATCCACATCCATAATCAATAATAATACTTTTGTCCTCTATTAACCCAATTTTATGAAGAATATCATTTAATTCTATCCCTAACTTTTTATACTTATTTTCTCGCTCTGAATAATTTTTATAATTATTACTCTGATAATATTCTTTATTGTACATTTCTCTCTCTCTCCTTGTTTTATTTACTATAAATTTATCCCAAAATATTTAACTCCATTTTGCCTTTTTAGATTTATAATAAATTATAACATATTTCATTATCCTTCTCAAGATAATTATTTCTTTACATAAATAAAAATAAAATTATTGCACAAATAGGTAGGATAAAATGAAGTGTCAAATCTGTAAAATTAATGATTATCAAAATAAACATCATATTATATCTAAATCAAAAGGTGGGAAAAATGGAAAAAATAATATATGTTATTTATGCTCTAATTGCCATTTTAATGTACATAAAAATAATATAATTATTGAAGGATTCTTTTTAACAACAGAAGGTTATCAGTTGATATTTCATAAAAAAAATGAAGAATCCATAACAGGCAATTCTCCAGATGTTTATATTATGGGTGAAAAATAAATTTTATTAAAAAACTTTTATAAACTTACTCCATTAGCTGCTGCTCTTCTATATTCTACTCCTTCCCATACTGGGACTGGTTCTGTATCAAATTCTTCTTTTACTACTCCATCACAAAAAATTAAACGTTCGGGTAACCTTCTACCAGCAGCAGACGCTTTCCTTCGATATTCTACTACAGCTGGATGTTCAAGATTATAAACAAACCAAGGGCAATCTTTTCGCATTGATGCATAACTGATAACTTTAACGGCTTTTGCTAAATCAGTTGGATTCCCTTGAATGTCTATAAGACCAAGTTCAATCATTGCCAAACCTGCAACATTACTGCAATCATGCAAAGCGTGTCTTGTTGCATCAATTTCTACATAAAAAGTTGTATTAACTATTTTTACATAAACTTGATTGCCTGCTGTTGTCTGAAACCAAAAAGTTCCATCATCAAGCCTTCCTGCTAGTTTACCTCCAAATAAATCCCAATATCCTTCTTCTTCAGCTTTTTCAAAATTTTCCACAAATTGATGAACAAAATTTTCAGGTCTGTAAAACATAATGTTTGCCTTCATCTTTTTCTCCTTTATTGTTTTCTCTCAAAGATGATTATACATTATCATTTCCTTTTTACTTTGTCAATAAAAAAATTAAATATATTTCTCCTTTGAAAGTAAACAATAAAATCTATTCTACATTAAACTATTTTTTGCTTTTATGTATAACCCATTATCTTCTTCTGGTTTAAATCCTAATTCCCAAGATTCCAAAACACAACATAATAAATTTTCTAAAGTTTTAATCTTTTTACTTTTATCTTCAAGTGACATTTCTAAAGAATAAATTTGATGACGAAGCTGAGAATTTTCACATTCATGACATACTTTCTGTTTAGGAGAAATAGGAACTCCACATTCACATAATTTTACATCATTTTTTAAGTTCTTCATAATAATCCCTTTTTTGTTTGTAATAAACATATAGATGGAATACGAGGATCATGCCTCTCATAATCAAGAATACATAATGCTGTTCCTAATAATAAACGAGGAGCGTCTTTATGTAAACATATTCCTTTTTTATAACTAATACATTCTTTGTGTGTTCCCATTTTTTTATTATTCTCCATAATATAGAATACTTTGCCTAATTATTATACGTTTTCTTTACTTATTCTTTTTTCAACTGCTAACCTTAGATTGATTTTATTAATATAATAATGTTTTAAGTCTCTTAATACAACATTTATTTGTGGATCTTTTTCACAAAGGTCTAAAATATAAAGAAAATCTTTATGTCTACTTTCTGTAATCATTAGAAAATTAATTAAGGAGTGTTTGTCAATTGTATCCCAATATTTTTCTACATGATCATAAATATCCATTATTTACCTCTTGTTTTTTTAATTATATGTGTAATTATTTTACCATAGGCATAATAATTGCAATACCTTTTGGTGTGATAACTTTAACTAAATTATTTTCGTTCTTTCCATAAAAAATATTTCCTTCACAGAAGCACAAAGCATCATCAAGATATTTTTTATTGACTTCTGGCCCTTCATTAAGACAGACTCTTATAATCTGATTTACCTCTTTTAATGTTGTGGTTTTTACTTGGATTGAATGACCTTCTACATTAGACAATAATTTTTTATAATCAGGATAATCATATTTATCTAATGGATAAAGATAATCACTCGTTTTTGGGCAGTAATATCCAGGTTCAAGATTGTCTGAATTCGGTGCAACGTGTAATCTATAATCATCCGTTGCAACAATGTTTTCTTTGTCAATATAAACTAATTTCAATAATTCCTTACAATACTTTGGATTAGAAACTGCTTTAGCAACCCATTGAAATACAGTTTTAGGTTTTATTGGGATTCCAGGCATAAAGTATGTATAAAGCTTAGCAAATTCATGCATACTATCCGGATACAGTACAGCCATCTCTTTTAGAATTTTCAGACAATCTTTTTTGCTTGGTTTTTTAATGTTATTTGCAATTTGTATCATTTCAGTGGAAGAAGGTTTCATCTTAATTTATTTCCTTTAGATATATCAGGTTTTATTCATTCTTCCCCGAAAAACTCATCAAGAGCAGAAGTAAGTAGAATCTCAATATCCTCAATACTCATTCCTATATGTTTAGCTGTAATGTCTAACAAAGGAGTTGAACCCGAAAAGTAAATTGTATCAGCGAGACGTCGGCAGTCTGCAATTCCTTCCAACCATATTGTTGGTAGTGTTTCACAGAAGTTATCAATTTTTTCTCTTTCAATCCTTTGTTCTTCTGTTTCTGTACTCATCATAAACATATTTTATCCTTTATTGTTTTGTGTTCAAGATGAGTATACTTTATCATTTGTTTTTTGAATTGTCAATACAAAAAATGAATAAACTGTAAAAATTTGAAATATTTAAAGTCAGAACAAAGGTACTTGACACATCTCATTGTTTGGCTATTTAAAAATAATCTTCATCCTTTGTCAACAGTCGGCAAAATATCAAGACAATCCCCACAATATAAGATAGTGTCATCAACGATAATACTCTTAATTATTTGACTTTTCTAATGTCTATCTTTGTTTTAATCAGTAGATTTTCTAGCTATTAACAATATTAGACAATCAAACAAATATTGTTTGCCCAATCAAGTGTTTTCGGTTTAAATTGCGGGTTGAGTTTTCTCACAATATTCACGTTAATCAGTCCGTCTGTGACAAACTCTGCATCAATTGGTGCTGGGAAATACCCACGGTAAAAATACCTGTTTTCTGCTGCACCTATACCACATTGTGTCCGTACAATTTTCACCGGTTCAAGTTCAACGTCTCGCAGCACATTTTGGTAACTGTTCCTACTCAAGTATTTTCGTTCTTTTGTCTCGTGCCTTATTTTGAGTTTCATGCTTCCCCTTTCTGGTCATTTACAATGTTAGATAAATGAATTAACAACCACATCTACCTCTTTTGTGATATATTCAGCATCGTCAGCTGAAAACCGAAAATGCTCAGAGTCTCCATCTATTCCAAGGCAAAACAACAACGGGCCTTCTCCTTCCAATTTATAAATTCTCAATTGCTGTCCTTCTTTGTTTGTCAAAATAATACTCTCTGTTTGCGTTTTCATATTAACCTCCAAAAACGTTTATAATTAGCTATTAGTCTCGTACAGTGCTTTATTTGCAGAAGCTATCGCTGCTTCAAACTCTTCATTTTCCGGCCACCTTCTGTTTGCTCGCTCTAAGTGGTTAACACAATTTTGAAGCTGACCACGGAGTCTTTTGATAACAGCATTTTGTGTTGACCAAGTCTGTGAAGCAGACGATTTTGGCTTGTTGCATCTGAATAGCACACAGCTTTTACAATCTGCTCGTTCTTTGGTTTCCAGTATTCATCCATTGTCTTTTATCTCGATTATTAGTAGGAACAACAGTAATTCTATGTTTTTAGTAGTTTGTCTCTTTTTGCTCTGAAGTATGGTAATTCCGCAAAGTCATAACCACATCCGGTCATCCATTTAACAAAATCCTGCAATTCTAAGATCTTGGTTTTAAGTCTCAGGTTCTCCTCAGCTAGATCAGCAATTTCCCTGTTGTCCAGACACAGAAGTTCGCAGAGCTTCTTCCACTTTTCGACCTCTGCAACTAATTCTTCGACGTATACAATCCAATCATCGGCGTCTAATCTCCATTTGTCAGATTCGTCAGCGAGTAGATCTTTAATTTCTTGGATCATTTGATGTTCTCCTATTACGTTAAATAGTAAATTTTCTATCTATTAACGCTGCTATGTCGTCCGAACCGTCCACATTCCATCTGAATATTCTTGCCCATTGTTTTTGGCAGACTTTAATGCCAGCCGATAAGCACAGAGATTAAATTTTTTTATTTGGTCAAGAGTCATTTCATGCCGAGAATTACCGAGTATTTCATTTGTTACTATCACTATAAATTTTTGCATAACCAGTCACTCCAGTGGGCGGTTTCGCCGTTTTTTGTTCATGCTTGTCTACTTGGTGGTCTGCCGCTTATTTGCGGCGTTAGATTTTCTGTGCAGGCTTCCACCACCTCAACTCTTTCGGGTGATAGCCCCAGTAACCCATATACGGAAGTGCTTTGCAGAAAAAGCGATTGTCAGGATGCACGTCGAAAATTTTGAACGCCAGAATGTAGAGAAAATACCCAAATATCATTGAACCAACGTGGTGAATATATCTCATAACACTCGTTTCCTTTTTAATAAGTATTGTTATCACGATCACTGATGCCTTTTTTAAGAACCGCAATTTGGTCTCTCAAGGCTTTGGCTTCAATCGTTAGATTCCCAATAACTTGTTCACTCTTTCTGCCAATTCGTTGTGACTTTTGAATCTTCCGTCGTCGTTTACGTCCATATATTCATTGCAAACGTCCTGTAGTAATGTGTCGTATGCTGCAATAATGAGATTAGTTTGGAGTCTTTCAATTTCATCTAATAAGGTACGAGCAACAGCGCGTGAACGAATTCTTTTACAGACTTCTTCTGTACAGTTTTTCTCTACCCAGTTGATTGCTTCGTTTAGGGTCATTAGGTTCTCCTATTACGTTGTAATGCTAAATCTGGTCGCACCCGATTAGATCTCCAACAACACGAAGTAAAGCTTTTGCTATATCTCCATCTCTACCGCTGTCCATGCACAAGAGGTTCAACCAAGACATACAGAGTGCATCAATTTCTTCTGCGCTTTCACATTTATTAACATTTTCTTGGAAATCTTCAAGTGTAAATTTCATTTTGTTCTCCTTTAGTTGGTTGATTTTCTACTTATCAATACTCTTATGCCAAATGTCCAAACTCATTAAGCATTTCAGATTTTATTTTCCACACTTCTTCAAATTCCTGCCCGGTAATTTTCCGATAGCGTTTTATCGCTGCACTGCTAAACGACACAGTTCCGGATGGTGCTGTGTTCATCCTCTCAGCAATCCAGTTGTAATCAGCCTGACTGATCTCGATTGTCCCAGTTGATTCGGTACGTAAAAACGGCATAGCAAATCCTTTCAGTGTACGTAGTTACAATGATGTTGTATAAGCTGCTTTCTACACAACCGCTGACCTCATACGGTCACTGTTCGTTATTTCGTAGCTTTTTTCACTTCTTTCACCAGTTCATCGGCGGTGTCGGCAATAGGTTTGGTAACGGCTCTGGTCAGGTCAACCGCTATTTCCGCAGGTGCGGCTATGGTTTTGACTACATCTGTGGCAACATCGGTCAGTGATTTTAGCAATCCTAGCATTGTCATTTCACCTCTTTCTGAAAGAGTGTCTGCCTTGCGACCCAGTACCCGGATTATTTAAACCCATTCATGGCGCTGCTTATCATCCAGTTGAGTGCTTTTTAGCGTATTTTTTTTACACGTAAAATCGTGGTCGTCTGGTAGTTTATGACTATTAGTAACAATCTCTAAGACTAAAAAGGTTACTAATCCAATCAATATTCCGAGTATAATATACATCACTCACCTCCATATTCGTTTATCCATCTCCAGTATTTTACGCGCCAGTTCATTTTATTTGCTCTTTCTAAATGAGTATTCATAATTGCGACCTTATTTCCTCAATTAACGCTTCGAGGGCACAACATTCTTGTTCTAGCGCGTCACACAGAACTTTATTTTCAACCACCCCTTGTAACTCAGAATACAATCTTCCAAGTAAATCAGCTTCAAGATAGGGAATGGCTCTTTTTAATAAATCACCACGCCATAAGAAGTTATCGTGTTGTTTCTCTCCAGGTTTTTTTGCTTTTTTCGTTTTGCCCAAAATATCTTCAGTAGAAGAATATGGGTCATCATTATTAGTTTCCAAAGACGCCGCATCTTCCAGCCAGCTCAACGGTGGTATGATACCTGTCTGCTTGATTTTATGTTCAGTCATTCTCACTCTCCATTCGTTTTTGTTTGATATTTCATCCTCGTCACAGTACATACATCCAGGTCAGAGACATTCTTTTTAATAAATCACCACGTCATAAAAAGTCGTCACGCTGTTTCTCTTTAAGGTTCTTTATTTCCTTTGCCCCGCTCTCTAAACAATCAATAATGTTTTCCATTCTTGATTTAGAGACAAAGTAAATATCATCCATTATATCTTCACAATGTTTATTGGTAATTTCTATCACTTTTCTGAACCCGCTTGTATGTTCAGTCATTCTCACTCTCCATTCGTTTTTGTTTAATATTTCATCCTCGTCACAGTACATACACCCAGGGCCAAGGCACTCTTTTCCATTTTTGTGTAGGGTATTCAACCTTAAGTTCCCACTCTCACCACACCAAATGCGAGACTCAAGTACTGACAGATAGGATTCCATAAATCCGGATTGCTTTATCATCCGAACTTTTTCCTGATCATCCAGACGCTGGAACATATCATTACAATAAATAAATGTGTTCAACTTATCAATACGTTCTTTCAACTCTTTATGTTCAGTTTTCATTCGTTCGATATGGTCGTTCATTAATTTTCTCCTCTAGCCTTATTCAACACATACTCAATGGATGAATAAAGATCATCATTAGTGATTCCCAGAGACGCTATATCTTCTAACCAATGCAGCGTATCTTCTAGTTGTTCACAAAGCTCTGGTACGATACCAATTTCTTTGTATTGTTGTTTGCCTACCATACAGACAGTCTTCTCGGTTTTATGATCATTCATTTTTGTCTAACCCCTCTGTAAATTTAATAAGATGATTTACCAGTTCTTTACGAAGTTCCCCCTGTTTACCACTCCATAACTGTTTAGTTTTATTGTATTGTTCACTGGGATTGTATTTTTTATTTGTTGCTGGTATAGGATAATTAAAATCCCCTGTGAACTTGTCCCAAGAAATTAAAGCTTTTCTCCACCAATCATGATTCACTAAATCAGAATAACCCTCTGCCAATTTGTTGATATTACCACAAATACCGTAAACCGGTCGTGGAAGGTTCCCAAGATAGATTTCTCTTAATGCTTCAATAATACTCATTTCATCTCCTATTTACGTTATCTGATATTAAGGATAAAATTTAACTTTCTTTAAAATAATTTAAATTCTTTATAACTTATAATATTTCAATTATGTTAAAAAGTCAAGAGTTATTTTTAACATAATTGCACTCTATATTTTTTGGTAAGAATATCTTTTATTCTTGAAACAATAAAGTTAATTTTTTAGGTAGGTTATATTATAAAAAATTAATTATTTATTAACTATGAAAAGATCTTGTACTGCTTCTACAATATAATCATTTAAGTTTTCTTTTAATAGACTAAGTGTTTCTTTCTCGATATTTTCCTGAACTATTTGTTTGATAACGGAAAATTGTTCTTCAATACATTTTTGGAGGAATTTATAGGCATTATTAGGTTCTCTATCCCATGCATCTGGTTTCTTAAAAATAGAGTGTTTTAGTGTACTTTTATCCTGAACAATTCGTTTAACCTCTTTTGCAATGATGCTTTTTGTGCTTTCTCCTAAAATATCATCTACTGTTTTATGAACTATTTCATACGCTGTATTAGACAATATTCTTGTTAAGTCTGTTTCTCTTTTAAAATTTGACTTGACAAGTTCTTTAAAAGCTGTAGTTACAGCATATTTTTTTTCGTCTTCACTTAAATAATCATCAATATTTATTTCAATATTCATATTATCTACCTTTTATTCTGATCATGTTTATTAACATGACAAATATTATGAATTGACTGTCTATGTTGCTGTGACTAGTAAAGGTCATCCTATCTTGTACCCATATCCATTCCATTCTGGTTTATCTTCTTCTTCATCTAGACTTTTTAAAAAGTCTTCAAAGTCATTAGATGCTTTATAAGTATCTCCGTTTGTTGTTGTAATGTGGAGTGCTTTGCTTTTGCCACACTCTACTGCAACTGAAATAATATGGTCTATACGCATACAGATTGATTGTGTATCAGTGTAGATCATTACAAACCCTTTTGGTACTTTTGGTTCACTCATATCGTATCCTTTGTGACTTTTCAGATGTTAGTCCGAACGATAAGATTCACATCGTCTGATTCATATTTTTTGACCATTTCATTTCGATAATCGCAATAATCACGAGCCTCATATTCAGTAACGAACGTACACACTCGGTGGAATTTGACCATATCCTTCTCATTGTACTTTTTTAGATCAGAAAAGCTCCGATAAACTACATAATTCAAGCTCCACGGAACATCAAGATAAATGTACTTGAACAACATATTATTTTCCTTTTGATTATTCTGGTCATGTTTATTAGTATTAAAATTATTATATTTGAAGGGCAGACTATTTTTACTCTCGGTCTGCCAGCAAGAGTTGCTGTCCAGGTCGCTAACTCTCTGTATGTCGTCATCCACTGATAGCCCCTTTCGGGCGTGGCCTATAGTCTTACATCTCGTGGGGTAAGACCCCACAGATACGTCTTAGTGCCGAAGTTCCCTCGATGCAGCAAATTCATTATTCTCGCGAAGTTCTGTCCATGTTTGAGTAGCAAATCTTGCCACTTCATCTACATTCGATGTTAAAACCAAAGCCAATGGGATAAGTTTTTCAACAACACAGTCGTTTAGGACTAGTCTCATGTGAATGTAGTTTTCTTCAATCTCTTTATCTTTCATCGCTTATCTCTCGTTTTCTTCTCTCTACTTGCTTTTCCAAACAACAAAGTTTAGCATCAAGTAAGGATATATGCGGGTATCCACAGTCAATACAGTAAGTAACTGGTCTAGGTCTATATTCCCGAGGGTATCCTTTTGGTAACTGTCCGTTAGTCATCACTTATCCTTAACGTTACACCACCTATGTTTACTGTTGGTGGTGTATTTATCTCTATGACTGGGCGTTTCCCCATCATAATCAGGCACCTAGAACAAAAGGTATGACGACTGGATATAGTAAGTTGCTCCCGCATAATCTCTTATGCTCCTAATCTAATAGGCTCCATGTAATATTTTAACTATTGTGCCAGTATGATCAAAAACACAGCATAATCTACAGTTTCTGCATTCTTTAATTTCGTTGTGAGGTAAGGTACTAGGAATTGAGTCAACCTCATCATAGGGAACTATAGTAATTTCTGGTACAACTGGTATGTATTTAATATGTTCCCAGTCGTGAAACGAGGTATTGTTATAAAGAACATTACATCGCGAACTATTAAATTTAGCCATTTATTTCTCCCCCTTCTAAGGGCAGATACTTCATCTGAATTTATTGTATTGGTACTCCGGGGAGGATTCGAACCTTCCATAGAGCGATTATAAGTCGCCTATTCTCCCATTGAATTACCGGAGCATAGTTTGCGTTTGTGGTGTATCTTTATTCCTCTATTTTAAATTTATTTAACGTATCTTCAATAACTGAAATACCAGCAATATATTCTTTGTATGTATATTTGTTGATTATTTCTAAAGCTAGTTCCAATGCTTCGTACAGTTCATTAACTGTCGCTTCATTAACCCTTGCACCACAATTACAAGGTAGATGGGAGTAAAGCGATCCTGTTGCATTTTTTAAAAGATTACAGTGTGGTTTATGTTGCATTGTATTAACCCCTTTCAGTTTTCATTTATGAATTATCTTGGCATTCTGAAATATTAAATGACTTAATAATTTTCTCCCGATCACCTGATAAGATAAATCATTACATCATCTGGGGGTGAATAGTTGTCTTGTTCTAAATAATCCTTATATAACAGAAGAAAGATTTTTTTTTCTCCATTTGTACCATTTTTTTAATCTTTTTTCACTCATCCTATATTTACCCGCATTATCTCCACAATCTGGGCATGAATGAACAGTATAATGTCTATTCTCCCAGTCTAATTCCTCAATTTGAATACATTGAGAGGTATTAAATTCAAGATCACATTCAGGACAGTAATACAAATCAGGTAATGGTTCTTTTTTATTACCCAGATTTACTGAAATTTCAGTGTTCATAAAAAAATACTCTCTCTCTGTTAAGATTGATTTAAATATATCTTCATTTTCATTTTTTGTCAAGATAAAATTTAAAATACCATAAAAATTATCTTATTCATTAGCAATACATATCACAAGGACAACTGCCACAAGTAGAACATACTTCAGGAGAATAATGACAACCTACAACAGCATTACCTTCATTGTCAACAGGTTCTCCACAATCTGGGCACAACCCAATAGCATTATTCCTATCATCCCATGGATCACAACAACCAGATATACTACTAAAATTATATTTTTCCATAATTATACTCCCTAAAAAATAAGAAACACTAATATCAAGATTACTGATTAACTTTTTTATTTTTCCTCTTTAATAGCATTTTTTAATTGTGTTTTGAATTCTTTTTCAAGATCAGATTTATATGACCCCATTGCTCCCCATCTATCTAAAAAAGACATAATTTCGTAATTCCCCCCAAAATAATCTTTTGCCCTACTTTTAGCGTACGCATGAGATTCTTTGCCTCCTACTCCTGATAACGCGAAACATCTTGAAATTTGTTCCACATATTCTTGTCTAACAGCCTGAAACATCAACTCTAAACCTTCAAAAAATTTAGGTTTTGAGATATAATCTTTCAATGCTCTATTGCCAAACCTCTTGAATGCATCCAATGCATCAATTGCTAATTCCATCTCTTTACAGATGTTAAGAACGTTTTGCTCTGCTTGTTTGATAAGATTGTCACTCATTTTATTTCTCCTATAGATATAAGTATAACCATTTATAAAGTAGTATAAGCTCTGTAGCTTATAAATCAGTAGTGTTGTCAGCAGCAAATGACCAGCAACCCCATCCAGTGTCATCTTTATAATGACAAAGTTTCTTACCTAATTCGTGGGCATAGACTGTCTTGTCAGGCTGTCCATACCCCAACCAATTAGATATTTTGTGGTCAGACGCTTCAATCTCAAAATATTGACGTGTTTGAACGTGTTTCTTCCCGAGGACAGTGTGTGTAACAAACTCGAATGGTTCACATAGAGGTTTCATTAAATTCTCCTTTAGGAGGTTTGACTTTATATTACTAATGAAGTCATTCATCAGCAGACTATTTTTTATCGTCTTGAAAAGTATCTCAATCTTTAATTAAATATTATATTCTACATCACATTTAGGGTAGTAATACAAATCATTTACTAAAATTTCAGTATTCATAAAATCCTCTCTCTCTTAAGGTTGATTTAAATATATCTTTATTTTCATTTTTTGTCAAGATATTTTTTACTAAAAAGCAGATTAGATGATATTATCAGATTTTTGTACTTTTCATCTGTAAGCATAATATCATTTTTATGGGAAGAGTATTTTTATAATCTTGTTATCAAAAAAACATTTGAATTTACAATTTTCACATTCTTTCATCAAGACAAAGATCAATAACTAAGCACAACTTTTTGTGTAGTTCATTTTAAATCATCAGATTCATAAAAAGGCATTACTTCTTCATTCCATCGTTCTAGAAAAGACTCTTCCCCATCATCACCAGACAACAACCAGTCAATTCTCTGTACCATTGCTTTTGCTTTACGCAAGGTATTAACAGCTAATTTAAACCGATTAATAATTTCAACGGGGTAATTTTGATATTGATCATATCCAAATGAATTAATAATATTTTTTCCATTATTGTTAATTATGTCTTGGATTTCGTTTGCAATTTCTTCAATTTTATATTGATTATAATCAAAGTGGCCTCCACTCATGATTTATCCTTTCTGTTATTGAATTGGTTTAATTGTTATTATCACTGAATACGATTGCAATAATTCCGTATTCATTTTTTATTTTCTGTCCTGTCTTGTGATAGCTAAATGATTCTTAAGTCAGGTTTCACGTTCTGATAAAATGAACATCTCAGGGAAAGCGTTTCTACCAATCAACGGGGCATATTTGTCATAAAGAGACTGGAATGCTTCATCCCCATAGATAATACTTTGACCACAATTTAGTCTATATGTATTTTCAGCTTCCATTCCTGCGCGTTCACAATTCATAAGGGCAATTTGTGCCATTACAAAAACGATCTTATTTTCTTTTTTCATTTTTTATTCCTTTAAAATTAGATTAGACTTTTTTCATTTTTATAATTGGTAACAAAAAATAAAAACTTGTTCAGCAAATTCTTTTACAACTGCTTCTTTATTTTCTTTACCTGTAACAATAGGGTTTTTATAAGCCACAATAATAATATTTTTAATAATAATTTCAATATCTTTAGAAAAAGTTTTCTGATCTAATAATTCAGTAAGATCCTGTATATTAACTCCATTTTGTCTAACTTCCATCACAGAAATTGCAATACTACTAACTTCTTTACATACTTTTGATTCAAGAGCATAAGAGGGAGTAGAAAAAGAAATTGTTACTAATAGAATAACTACTACTAGAATTTTCATAATTTCCTCACATATTGAGTTTATAAACATAGGAATAATTTTGGTTTTTTTCAACAAAAATCTTTATAATGTTTCATTTTTTTCATTCAATTTTCGTAATGCATCTATTTCTTGTGCTGCTGCGCACAAGATAACTCCTAGACCACATGGAGGAATTTGATCTATTACACTCCATAGGCTATTAAGTACATCTACTCCTGAATAACAAACGATGTTATCACATAGTAATTTTCTATGTTGATTAGCAATTAGATTTTTATCTTCTAATGTCCATTCTTCAACTGGTTTTTGCAAAACGAGATAAATACCTTTAGGTTCTTTTAATTTTAAATACATTTTTATCTCCTTATTTTTATTAAAACAACTATATAATAATCTATTTGTGAAAAAATGTCAAGACAAAAAAAGAGAGAAATTATCTAAAAACACAGGTAATAAAGGAGAGAGATTTAAACTTAGTATTCTTGAAGTTACATAAAAAAATATTTAAGCAAAATTTTTATCAGGCAAGTCAGAAACAACAGTATGTAAAATTTTATTATTGTTATAATAATAGCAATGGAAACATTTTTCTGTATCAATACAATAAGGTAGTTTACCGATAGAAACATTATAATTTGCTTTTTGGTAGAAGTCAAGAATATTTTTCACATCACATAATTTATATTTTTCATTATAGTTAAGAGCTTCTAAAACATGAGAAGAGCAAATAAAAACACCTTCAGGAACCCAATAAGGGCGGATCATACCGACATAGCAATGTTGGTAAGCATGGTAATTATCATTAATTTCTTTAATAAAAAGTTTTGAATTATTTTCAGAATTAATAAATCTATTCCATTTTTGTTTAACAAAAAGTGAATCATCGCCAGTACAATCAGCAGCAAGTCTAACAAATTTAACATCATATTTTTTTGAAATTAAAGAAATATCATGAATATTTTCATAAGTTGTTTTATCATTAATAATATAAGACAAAGCTAATTTTTTTGTTGGTATTTTATTTAGGTCATAATTTTTATGGTAATCAATTGCTGATAAAGATACTCTAATCCATTTAATAATTTTAATACTTTCTTGTGATAAATATTTATGAGGTTTTGTTGAATTAGTAATAATACCAATTTCTAAACCCAACTTATGAGCGTATAAAATTATTTTATTAATTTCAGGATATAAAAGTGGATTACCTCCTCCTGATATTTCAAGTGATTTTGCCCCTAATTTTACAAAATCATTTAAACCTTGTTTTATTGTATCAAAAGGTATTTCAGAATTTTTAATTCTATTAGAAACAGAGCAATAAGAGCAGGATAAGTCACATTTATTAGTAGGGCAAAGTTGAACAGTAATAGGTTTAAATTTTTTATTATATTGGATAGAATAAAGAACATCCGTATGTTGAAGTAATTTATCACCAAAACTTGAATATAATTGAGTTAATTTTTCATTATTAGAAATCACTATAATTGTCTACTCTTTCGATACCAATATGTGTATTATTTTTAAACTCAGCATTTTTAAAAAGATTCTAATGTTTTTTCAAGATAATCATATCTACCACTGCTAATAATAACTAGTTCAATTTTACTCATTTATTATTTTTCCTATGAACTTTTTTAAATATATTAGTATTTATATTACTTTCTCTATTTTAGAGAGAAAATCATTATATGTTTTTGTCATTTCTTCTTTTGACAAAGTATAGTGTAAACTCCAACCCATTTTTTTATTAAGATCACTCAATCTAGTTCCAAGAAGTTGATTGCGATTAATAAAATAGTTCAAGTTCAACATTTTATAATGCATCATACGAATATCAGGCATAGCTGATTCATGAGCATTCATTGGTGTTTTTGCTCTATGGCAACCAGCACAAAATTCCATATCAAGATTAGGGTCAAAGATAGCACGTTTATCGAAATTTTTAAATCTTGCTCCCATTTGATATTTTTCACAAAGATCATCTTCCGAAGAAATTTCACAATTAGGCATCATTTCAAATCCTTTTACTTTAGGATAATTAATACCTGTTTTCTTATATTGTTCTAATTTTTTAATAAAATTTGGATGATAAAGAAATTCATCAACATCACATACAATCACCCAATCAGCTTTACCTCTTGATTCTTTATAAATATTATTCTTTATGTCAATATGGTGTTGTTCATTAATTTGATTATTACTTGACCTAATTCTTAGTTCAGTATTATTAAAAGATTTTACTATTTCTTGTGTTGAATCTGTTGATTCATTATCTATAACAACAATCTTAGATGCATATTTACTATAATGTTTTAAGAAAAATGGCATCATAAATTCTTCATTCCAACTTAATGTATAAACTACTATATTCATTTTTTAATCTCCATTTATTAAAAGAAATTTATAATTAATCATACTCCATAATGTTGTTTACGATATTCATCATTACCATTTCTTATCTTATTAAGAAAAATTTTATATTGTTCTTTTTCAAATTTTCTTTTGTTATCAAGATAATTTTGATAACCTTCATCATTCATTCTGGCATTGCGACATTGTTCACAACTATCTTGTTTCGGACAAAGATTTTTGATTTTATACTGATCATATTCTGGGTAACTCATTTTATTCTCCTTTTATAAAGATATTAGAAACTCTTTTTAGTGATATAAATACAATATCAAAATATATTAAAGAAAACAATATTTTTTTAAAAAATAAATAATTTGTCAAAAAACAAAAAATTATTTGGATACCAAGAAATAGGTTGAATTTTTGGGTCTAATTCATTTCTAAAACTATAAGTTTTTTCTTTATTTAAAGAATAGCCTTTTTTACAAATATTTGTCATCCAAAATTCTTCTGGATGACAATTAATATGTCCATGACCATTTGTTGTTGGTTCAGATGAAAAAAGAATATATTTTGGGTCTGATGATACTAAATTATCAAAAAACACTTCAGTACCTTCTGGGTTAATATGTTCAGCAACTTCAAAACAAAGGGCTAAATCTTTTTTATCTGGTGTAACAATAGAAACTGTCATATCAATATTAGAAAAGAAAGGACGAATAGAAGAATCAATAAAATTAACAGATTCTTTTGAAAAATCTGAACATGAAATATTTTTCCCAGCTTCTTTTAGAAATTCAGAAAGAAATCCATTTCCGAAACCATATTCTATTGATGTTTCAAATTCACACTGATTAAGAATCCATTCTGAAATCATTTTATAATAAGGTTTCCATTGTAAGTGCATATTATAAAATGATTTATCGTAAATATCAAATTTCATTTTTTATTTCCTTTATATAATTAAGAATTCTATGTGAAATATGGAAGAATTTTAAATTCATTTTGATGTTTTTCTAGAACTGAACTGAACATTCTTTTCATGATAAATGAAAACATCCCTGAATTTATTTCTTTATCTGCTTTTTCAATAAATAATTTTTTATACATTTCTTCATCAGAGTTATACATTTCTTCATACAATTTTTCTGTATAACTCATATAAAGATCCCAGAATTTTTTATTAGCAACCCAATAATTACAATAGCAAGCAACTTTTGCTGAATGACTTCTTTCAAGATCAAGATTAATATTAGCTCTTTCTAATAATTCTTTTGTAATATTTTTAATTCCTGGATTAAAATATTCCCCTTGTTCCCATAAACTCTTATAACGCTTATTAAGCATATAAAAAGGGTTAATGGTATACACGTCTTTCTTTTTGTTTTTATCAAGCCAAAGCACTAATTTTGACGGATCTATCCTACTTTTTTCTTTGAACTTCCAAGATAAAACACCAAGATATTTTTCTTTTTCAAAATCAAAGTTTTTATAAAGTTTTCTCATAACACCATATTCAAATTCAAATGGCTTATCAGGATTAGAATTATTATAAGGCATTAATAACCGACTTATTTTAGATTTTGATTTTTCATCATAATAAATTTGATAAATTTTCATTTATACCCTTTTTTTAAAAAATGATTCATATAATAGACAAAAAGCTATTATATGAATCATTTAACAGTCAATTATTATAAGAGAGAGAGTTAGTTATTTTAAATGATTACCATTTTTAACATTTCCATTTTTATAAAGAGTAACATAACTCCAATAAATTGCATCCCCAACCTTTTCCCCTTTTCTGAGAAGAATAACTCCTTTAGCTGGAAGTTCTTCAACATATTCATAATTTAATGAGATGTACCAATCATAAAGTTTTTTTTGTTTTGCTGGCATTTTCATTTTCTATTCTCCTTTATATTAATAAAAGTTTAAATTTATAAATTCCATTTTATTTATATGAGATTTTTTCAAAAATTTATTTTATATTTCCTTTATAAAATATTTTAGTTTTAAAAACATCTTTTTTCAACCAAATAAATTCAGACAATAATCTTTCTATAATATAAGGATAATACCCATATAAAGATTCTTCTTCATCAAAAAATAAATTATTATATATTTTATTATTTTTAATCATCAAATGATGAAATGGTTCAATGAATAAAATATATTCATCCCAAAATTTTTTATTTGCAATCCAATAATTACAAAAAGAAAACTCATCTATTGAATATTTTCTATCTGTTATTTTATAGGAATATCCTAATTTGTCAAACATTAATTGTGTTATAAAAGACATTTTAATGTTTTTATAACTTGAAGCATCCCCTTGTTTCCAAATATTTTTTTCAACCCAATCATGCGGGTTAAATGCATAACAATCATAACCAGGATTTAATAAAATATTTTTTTCTCATAATACAATATTCAAATTGTAATGAATTATCATTAGAATTATCATAATGAATTAAATCAGGATGAAGAAAAGCTAAATGTTCTTCTTTAAAGAAAATTTGATATATTTTCATTTATTTAATCTATAAAAGTTTTTATTTCAAGACCAGCATCAACAGAATATTTTTTGAAAACATTCATAGCTGATACCATTGCTGAATATTTTGGCCCAATTTCTAATCTACCAGAATTTTCATGAGGAATATAAATTCGATTATATTTTTGTCCTGTTTTTACTAATTCACGTTGGATATAATATTTTACAAAAGACCATCTCTTATCAGTGATTTTAATAAAAGATAAACCACAATCTCCTAAAAGTGCTGTTTTTTCTCGGTCTTTTGTGTTTTCAATCATCCAGTTCTTTGATGATTTATTAGCTTCTTCAATTGCTTCTTTTAGAATTTCTTCGTAAAATGGGTTTTTAGTAAATTTTTTCATTTTTCAATCCTTTTCCATTCTTTCATTAAAGTTTTACAGATAGGACAACAATATTTAGTTAATGTTGTTTTTTTGGGATTACGTATATAATGCTGAATACCATGCCCAGGTTTTCCACATTGACATTCTAATTTAAATCCAATTTTTTTAGTAATATAATTATCTGAAACTGAATCAGCATATATAGAACCTGCTAAAATACTATTCATACTACCCCCAAACTCTGAACATTTTTGTTTAAAGTATTCTGTATGATTAGCATTCTTATTATGAAAAAGACAATAATGATGGGTTAATTCATGTATCAATGTTTTTTTGACTTGTTCATTATTAAAAAATTTAATCATTAAATTTGAAATAACTATTTCAAAAGATTTAAGTGAATTTGAAATTTCTTCTAATGTATTAGCTGTTTTAAAAAGAATAATATCATAAGAATATTTATAAATACCATTTGCTTTTTTCAAACCATTTGAGAAACGAAGTTTAGGATAAGGAAGGGAATGTTCATCACAGAATTTAATCAAAATTTCTTGACATTCTTTTTTAATCATTTTTCTATTTCTCTCCTTAAATAGTTTTTGTTGGGAACAAATAAAGAATACTATTAAGGAGATAATTTGTCAATATTTTTTATTGATATATAATTTTTTTATTTTTGTCTTATAATATAGATATTCAAAGGGGTACCGGACAAGCCTCATTATATCATCTAGAACCGGATCTGTCAAGCTTTTTTTTATAAAAAAATTCTTGAAGGACAATCATGTCTCAAGCAAGGTTTTCTTTGAATAAATTTATGTGTTCTAATAATATAAGCATTAACAAAATGTAAAAACAGAAGAGGGATTGACCATAATTCTACAGCTTGAAAAATTGTTGTTAATTCAGAAGATTGGTAATTATAAAAAGAAGTAATAGCTATTGTTATTTGTGATATAGAATTAAAAAACCAAAAAGAGCTTAAAAAGAGATAATATTTTTTATGTTTTAAAACTGCAACACATAAAACGTAAACACAAAATAAAGAAATAATACAATGAGATTGCCAATCAACAGAAGAATTATTGAATTGAACAACAACAGGAAGGTTTGAATAAAAAAAATGTTTCCAAGTAATACTCATATAAATGAAATATAAAGTAATAAAAGATGGAATCCACCATATTATACGTTTTAAAATTCCAGGATAATAATTATAAGTATTTAAACTATAATATGCTATACAACCTATATACATCATATTAAAAAAATAATCAAGAGGAGGAAAAAGAAAATGAAGAATATAATCGTCATATAATTTTATTTCCCAACCCCATTGAAACCCTAATAAAATAAAATTTCTAGCTAATAAAAACAATACTCCAATAAATGCTATTAGATGCATTTTATCAAAATTCATTTTAGTTCTGATATTAAGAATAATAATGAGTAGGATTGTGAAAAAGATAGAAAGAAAAAGTCTTATACCTGACATATATAAATCTGGATTACCATTTATTAATGAAAAAATATTCCAAATTCCATGTGAAAATATTCCTAAAGGTGTATCAACATTACCATGAATTAAATCATGGAGATTTTCCAAATTCATTATTTAATAACCCCTGATTTCACGAAGAAAACAAATAAAGTAACTATTAACGCTGCAATATTAGTTATGAAAGATGTTATTAACGCAATTGTTAAGGTTTTTTTATTATCTTCGTTTTTTTGTAAAGATGTTAATAATGGTATCCATTTCGAGTAATCTTGCCCAAATACATTTAGAGTCTGTTGAATTTCATCTATTTTTTTTATTAATCTTATTTCTGTTAGATTAATTGTTTCTTTTGATCTTTCTTCAGATTCTTTTATTCTTTCTCGGGCATCATTTAATAATGCCGCTACTGAATGTATATCTAAGGTATCACTCATTTTTTATCCTTTAAAATCTTTTATTATTATTTATATAAATAAATATAAACTACTTAAGGAGTATACTTAATATGAGAATTGGCGATTTAACAATTGTAGGATCTAATCTAACAGGAATTTCTTGTTCAGAAAATTATCATAAAAATTTAATCTAACATTTTTAATTTAATAATATATAGAACTAGAATTAAAAAGAATTTAATAATACCTTTTAATTCTAATTTTTTTATATATAATTAAAATTGACAATTCTTTTCTTATATTATATAATAATAAAAAATCAAAAACAAAGGGAAACGAATGAAAAGTTTTATAAATGCCTATCAAGATTCAGCAAATACAATAAAACACATTTTTATAGAAAATGGAATTTGTCATGAAGAAAAAGTTAAATTTAAGCCATTTCTTGGTATAATGACAAATGAAAAAACAAAGTGGACAGATATATTCAACAATCCACTTAAAGTGAAAGTATTTGATTCTATCACAGAAATGAAAATTTGGAAAAAAGAAAATAAAGGGATGTTTGACATATATGGTGATGTTGCACCTCATATTCAATTCATAGCATCTCAATATCAATATGATATACCACTTCAAACAAATGGACTTGTAGCATGGAATATAGATATTGAAACAATACGTGATAGAAATTCTGTAATTCCTCAAAAAAAAGGATTTCCTAATCCTTTAAAATCTGAATATCCAGTTTCAACAATTACAATTCAAAATATATATAAAAATGAATATATTATTCTTGGATTTAAAGATGATTATTATACAGAAGAAAAAAATGTAACATATATTAATTGTAAAGATGAAGACCAGTTATTAAAGATGTATATAAAACTTTTTAATGATAATAAAGTTAGAATTCTAACTGGATGGAATACTAATGGGTTTGATATTCCCTATCTTGTAAATAGAACAAATAAAATTCTTGGCACAGAATGGATGAAAAAATTATCACTTGATAGAGTTGTTAAAAAACAAGAAACAACAACTATGAATGGTAGAATCCAAACAACGTATTTATTACAAGGAACAATTTGTTGGGATTATTTAGATCTTTATAAAAAATATATAGGAAAACCAAGAGAATCATTCAAATTAAATGATATTGCTATGATTGAATTAGGAGAAGGTAAAGTATCTTATGCTGAAGAACATGAAACATTAGAAAATCTTTATTATGATGATTTTCAAACATTTGTAGATTATAATAAAAAAGACGTTGAACTAGTATATGAACTAAATTATAAATTACGATTTATTGAACTTGCTTTATCAATCATGTACAAAGCAAAATGTTCACCAGAATCAATTTTTGGAACAGTTCAACCATGGGATTGTATATTTTATAATGAATTATTAAAAACGAAAAAATTATGTCCACCAGATAAACATCATGAAAAGGAAGATTTTATTGGAGGTTATGTAAAAGATACAGAACCTGAATTATGTGAATGGTTAGCTGTTTATGATATTGTTTCAAGTTATCCTAACCAAATTCGTTCATACAATATGTCCTCAGAAACAATTATTGATGAATGTATTTTACCTGATGAATTGAAAGATATTAAACTTAAATATAGTACAATTGAATCTTGTTTAGATGTTGAAAAAACAAAAGAACTTGCACCTATTTTACAAAAATATGGAGTATCATTTACTTGTAATGGACAATTTTTTAGAAATGATATTGATGGATTTATTTCTAGTGTTTATAGTAAATTATTTAAAGAACGGATACAACATAAAAAAGATGCAAAAAAAGCTTTCAAAGATGGTAATAAAGAACTTGGAACTCAATTAGATCTTATTCAATATGCTGAAAAAATTCTTTTAAATTCCGGATATGGAAATTTAAGTAATCAACATTCAAGATATTATGATATAAGAATTGCTGAAGCTATTACCTCAGGAGGTCAATTATCAGTTAGAGGGGCTGAAAAATATATTTATGATAATTTAGGTATTGAGAACAAATATTGTGATACTGATTCTATTTTTTTAAAACTTGAACCTTTAGTTGCAAAAAGATTTAAAAATAAAATTCCTGACAAAGAAACGGTATTAAATTTTTTATTAAAACTTTCAGAAAATGTTATTGAACCAAAATGTAATGAGTTTTTTGAAAAACTATCAGTTAATATGAATATGAAAGAACTTACAATAGTAATGGAGGCAGAGTGTATTGCTGAAGTTTCTATTATGATTGCTAAGAAAAAATATATCATGAATAAAATTTGGGAAGAGGGTAAATTTTATCTTGATAACCCAGAACAAAAAGTTCGAGGTGTTGAAATTGTTAGAACATCTACACCTGAATATTGTAGAAGAAAACTTAAAGAGGCTGTTAAATTAATTTTTGATACAAAAAATAATGATTGTTTATTAGATTTTATTAAAGAAACAAAAAAAGAATTTATAACTTTACCTTTTAGAGATATTGCTTTCCCTAGGGGATGTAATTTTTCAAATTATACATTAGATTCTAAAGGATTACCTATTGCTGTTAGAGGAGCTTTGAAATATAATGATTTTTTGAATAAAGAAAATTTAACAGAACGTTACCCTGAAATTTCTGATGGAGATAAATTAAAATTCTCTTATATTAAAGTTCCTAATATCATTCAATCTGATGTTATTGCTATTTCAACAAAATTTCCTGAAGAATGGAAAGATAAATTAGAAATAGATTATGATTTACAATTTCAAAAAAGTTTTGTTGCTCCCTTACAAAATATATTCAAAGCTATTGGTTGGGAAACAGAAAAAAAATATTCTTTAGATGATTTTTTTAGTTGAATATTTTTGAATAATATATTATATTATATTTAGATATTCACAAGGAGAAAGAAAATGCCAAAAATCACAAAAAAAGAAAATCTTGGTAAATTTGCAATTAAAAATGGTTATGCCTATGAAGGGAAAATAGGATTTGATAAAGATGGTAATACAGTTGTTAAATGGTATAAAATAACAGGGCATCGTGGGGCACAAATTGAATTTTTTGTAAGACGTGAAAATAAAAAAATTGTTTTTGGTAAAGAAGTAGTTGCTTATGACTGATAGATTTTTAATATTGAAAGAAAAAATAAAAGAAAAACTTCCAGAATATAATTTTTATTATGACTCAGAATCTGGTTATTTTATTAATTATGATCAATCTATTGAATTAACAGTTAAATATGAATATCTTGATGATTGGATTGAGTTATTAGAAATGGATGATTTAATCGTTATAGCTTATGATTCAGACGATTGGTTTGCATTAACATTAGATTAGAGGTAAAATATTTTGAATATTATTTTAACAGATGAACAAAATTATGCTATTAAATTAATAAAAAAATGGTTTAATAGTTATAAAAAACATATTCCTTTTGTTTTAGCTGGTTATGCAGGAACTGGTAAATCAACAGTAGTTTCTAAAATTTCTGAAGAACTTAATATTTCAGATTATAATATTAGATATGTTGCATATACTGGAAAAGCTGCTTTAGTAATGAAAAATAAAGGTCTTGAAGCAACAACAATTCATTCACTTATTTATGAACCAAGAGAAGATGAAAAAGGTGATATATATTTCAAAAAATTATATAAATTAGCCTCTTCTATTAAACTTATTATTGTTGATGAAGCTTCAATGATAGGTAAAGAATTACAAAAAGATTTAGAATCTTTTAGAATCCCTATTTTATATGTAGGTGATTCTGGTCAACTTCCACCTATTTCTAAAGATATTATTAGCTTAATGAATAATGCTAATTTTACATTACAGAAAATTCATAGACAAGCACTTGATAATCCTATTATTTGGCTTTCTAATGAAGTTAGACAAGGTAAATATATTAAACCTGGCCGATATGGCGAATCTGTCTTAAAAACTAATAACCTTCATTTTGAAACATTAACAAAATCTAATCAAATTCTTTGTGGAAAAAATGCTACTAGAATTAATATTAATAACCAAATGAGAAAAGGTTATGGGTTTAATAATATTTACCCAGAAGTAAATGATAAATTAATTTGTTTAAGAAATAATAATTTAAATGGCTTAATAAATGGTATGTTAGGAAAATGTGTAAATTTTAATGAGAAAAAATCAAAATTAAATTTTATGTCAGATGAAAATGAACTTTTCAAAAATTTAAAAATACATAAAGGTATATTTACAAATGAAGATATAAAATATCAAAAAGATATAGAATCCTTTGATTATGGTTATACCATAACAACTCATAAATGTTTGAGTGGCGATACTTTTATATTTACTGATAAAGGAATTAAACAATTAATTGACTTAGAAAAAACTTATAAAACAACACAAGTTTTTAATGGGGAAACCCTTGAAACACCAACAAATTTTATTGATAATGGTATTTCAGATTGTAAAGAAATTTTAACAAAAAAAGGTTATAATATAACACCAACTTTAGACCATGGTTTAGATGTTTTAGATAATGATGGCTATATAAAAAGAAAAAATGTTGTTGATATTAAAGAAAATGATGTTTTAGTCTTAAAGTGTAACCAAAATATTTATGCCAATACTTTATCTCTACCTACTGATTGGAATATTAAAGAAACTTATAATGCATTTAATAGTCCTATAATAATGTCTAAAGATTTTGCTAAATTCCTTGGTTATATGGTAGCTGATGGTACAGTATCTAAAAAATCAATAAAATTTTATAATAGATATGAAAAAGTAATTTTTGATTTCAAAAGAATTAGTGAGAATTTATTTGGTTGTATGAATTCAAAAATTTCAATGAAATATTCTGATTATTTTATGATTGAAATAAATTCCCTTGATATACAAAATTTTTGTAAAAAAATAAAAGGTATACAAGATCATGAAAAATTTGTTCCTGATTGTATTTTAAGTGCTGATAAAGAATATCAAATAGAATTTTTAAAATCTCTATTTGAAAATGATATGATTAATAGGAAAAAAGATTTTCTTGATCATACAAAATTTGAAAGTAAATCAAAATATATGATAGATCAAATTAGAATGATGTTACTTAATATGGGGATTATATGGACATATAATAAAATAGATAATGAATTCCATGTAATAGATGAAGAAATACCAAATATTAGTTATATTATTAAAAAAATATTTACAAAATACAATATTTCTAACAACCCATTTCAAACTTCATTAACAAGAGATAATGTTAATCTTACTAAATTGAGAGAGATATTACAATATATTGAACCTTATATTAAAGATGATGAAGATTATAATTATTTAAAAAATATCTCAAAAGGAGAAATATTCTTTGATAAAATAATTTCTATGAATAATATTAAATGTCATACTTATTGTTTAGAAATGGAAAAATCCCATAAATTTTTACAAAATGGTTTTTGTGGTTGGAATAGTCAAGGTTCGGAATTTGAAAAAGTTATTCTTTTTGAAGAAAGATTAGGAGATAATGATTTTCATCGAAAATGGTTATATACAGGTATTACAAGAGCAAAAAATAAATTAATTATTTTTGATGGTATTTTATGAATAACTTAAAAAGGAATTAATTAATGAAAATTAGACATTTATCACATTGGGATCTTGATGGTATAACAAGCGTTATTAATGTTTTAAATTTTATTCCAAAAAATGCTGATTATCAATGGAAAGCATCTGGTTATACAAAAATTGATAAGTTAATTGATGAGATTGATAAAGATTTTGATGTTTTATTTATAACAGATCTTAATTATACTGAACAACAACTTAGAAAAATTGGGTCTTTTAAAACAGATAAAAATATTATAATCTATATTGATCATCATGTTTATGAGTTTGATGTACATGATTTATGTGAAAAATTACATATAACTCTAAAACTTGATTCTTCAAAATGTGCTTGTATTCAACTATATGAATTTTTAAATAATAGTAAAATTTCTCATTTATATGAATTAAATAGAATTGTTAATATTTATGATATATGGGATACTTCTAATGAAGATTTTATGAAATTATCATATCCACTAAATGCACTTTTCTGGAAATATAATGCTGAAAAATTTATTGAAAAATTTAAAAATGGGTATCATCTTGATGAGGAAGATAATTTAATATTAGAAAAAAATACAAATGAACGAACAGCATATTTAAAAGATTCTATGAGTAATCATAGTTATATATATAATAATCTTTTAATAATTATGAATGCAAATATCTATTTTGTAAATGATTTCACCATTTTTTATCCGGAATATGATGTTTATTTAATATTAAATGGATTTAAAGATTCACAATTTACATTTTCATTAAGAATTAGTAATAAAATAAATTTGACAACACATGAAATTCATGATAGAATCATGAAAGAAGTAAAAATAATATCAGGAGGTCATGAAAAAACTTCTGGTATTGCAGTTTCAGAATCTGATATAGAACAATTCATGGAAGTTTTTATTCATATAATGAAAGAACTATTATGACTTCTGATTGTTGTAAATATGTCTCATTTGGTTGTGCTTATGACGAAAAATGTTTTAAGTTATTTTTATCAAAACGTTTTTTATGTGAATTTTATAAGTATTTTCTTGACAATGAAAATTTGTCATATAGTAAAAATAGAGAAAACTTTTTACTCAAAAAGGAGTCAGAATGATTGATCCATTAAGTTTATTGATTGAGAAAAAAACAAAAGAAAATAATTCTTATATTGAATCTATTGTTGATTATGCAGCTGAAAACTTTCTTGATGTTGAAGATGTATTAGAAATAGTAAATCAAAATATTGTTGATAAAGTTAGACAAGAATTTATTGACAAACATTATTTACCAGAAATGAAAAATGAATCTAATATTTTATCTTTTATGAAAGAATAAGTTATTGACATATATTATCTTTAAATGATAATATATTTCTATAACAAATAGGAGATAGGATTAAATGTTTAAAGAATTAAATAATAAAGTTTATTATGTAGGAGGATGTGTTCGAGATGGAATTATGAATATAATTCCTCATGACATAGATTATGTCATTGAAAAAACAAGTACAGAAGAATATGAAAGTATATTTCCAGAACATAAAAAAGTTGGAGTTTCATTTCCTGTTTATATTCATAGTGAACTAAACTCAGAAATTGCTTTAGCACGAGTTGAAAGAGCTACTTCTGAATGTGGTAATTATCATGACTTTGAAGTAAAAACAAACGTTTCTATTGAAAGTGATTTATCTCGAAGAGATTTTTCAATTAATAGTATTGCTAAAAATTATTTAACACATGAATATGTTGATCCTTTCAATGGTATTCATGATATTAAAAATAAAATACTTCGTTGTGTAAATCCTAAAGCTTTTATTGAAGATGCTATTAGAATTTATAGAGGAGCAAGATTTATTGCTAGATTTAATTTAACTGTTGAGAAGGAAACATTAAAATTAATAAAAGAACATAAACATATTTTAAAAGCTGTAAATAATGAAAGAGTTTATATTGAACTCAAAAAAACATATAATGAAGCTAAAACTCCTTCATTATTTTTTGATTTTTTGAAAGATATTAATGCTATTGATTATCATTTTGATATTTTAGAACCAAAAATTTATAAGTCTAATCTTGACGCTTTTAATAAAGCAAAAGAAAATTTTTATTCGTTTGATGTGGCATTAGCAGCATTATTCCATAATATTGATGATAAAAAATTGAGAACTTTTATTAATAAACACAAATTTACAGCAAAACAAAATGAATTGATTATAAATTTTAATCTTATTAAAAAAGACTTTGATAATCTAGAAACATTATCTATTATTGAGGTTGTACAATTTTTTAAGAAAATTAAAAAAAATTTATTTCAATATATCGAAATTTATGATGCTACAAACACTATAGATTCTTCAAAAAGTACAATTCTTTTTAAAATGAAAGATGTTTTTGAAAAAACTCAAATTTGTGTGCCAAAAGAAATTCAAAGTAAAGGTAAAAAAAGTATTATTGATTATGTTGAACATGAATATGTAAAGGCATATAATACTTTATGAAAAGTTATAGTTTATATAAGATTTCATATCCTAGTTGGTTATTTAAATCTTATTATTTATCAGAAATTAGAATTGAATTAGAAAATCATATATGTGATTCATGTTTACTTACAGAAGATTTTTTATCAAAAAATTATGATGATTTTTCTGATCTTGAAAAAATACAACTATTACTTTCTACTCATTGTGGTTTAGAATATTTTTTAGAACCTAATATAGATCTTGTTTATCAAGATGATGATGATGATTACATTTGGTAGGTATAATATATGACTAGAGCCTCAAGAAGATACTATAGAGAGCGTTTAAAATCAAAAACAAGGTATCACTGGGGGGAAAAATTTCAAGACACTCCAGGGGTAATTTTGAAAGCTATTAATATATCAAAAACATATCATATCAATGAAGAAAGAAGAGAAATAAAAAAGGATTTTGAGAACGTATGAATATTAAAGAATACGCTAAAGAAAATAAAATTCTTGAAATACGAGTTGGTTCACATTTATATGGAACTAATATTGAAACATCAGATGAAGATTTCATGGGAATTTTTATAGCGCCAAAAGAATATTATTTAGGGCTTAAAACACTCAATGAAGTTGATTTATCTATTATATCAAAACAAGAAAATGGTAAAAATAATAAAGAAGCAGTTGATAAAAAATTTTATGAATTCAGGAAATACATTAAACTATTAATGGAAGGAAACCCTTCATTAATAGAAACTATTTTTGTTAATGATGAAAATATTATTTATGAAAATGAAATTGGTAAACAACTTAGAGAAATGAGAGATATATTTCCTAGTATGTTGATCAAACAAAAATTTATTGGTTATGCTATTTCTCAAATGCACAAAATGCATATTAAAGCTGATAATTATACAATTCTAAAAAATTCACAAGAATGGTTAGCAACTTTATTAGAAAAAAATAATAAGAAATGTTTATTGGCTGAATTTAAGAATGATAATTTTCCTGAAGGAATTAAATTTTTTGAACAACACGCTAAAATAGGGGATTTAAATATTTCATTAAAAGAATATATATATAAAGTTAAAGATAAAATTGATGAACGAATGGCAAAAGTAGGGAACAGGAAAGAATTAATCACAAAATATGGGTTTGATTCAAAGTTTGGTATGCATTGTTGCAGACTTATGTTAGAAGGATTAGAATTAATAAAAACTGGAAATTTAATTTTTCCCTTAAAAGAAAAAGCTTTATTACTTGATATTAGAAATGGGAAATATTCAAAAGAAGAAGTTTTGGCTATTGCTGATGAGTTAAAACTGGAATTAGATTCTATAGAAAAATCAGTTTTTTTACCAAAAGTTCCTAATTTTGATAATATAAATAATTATTTGATAAATACAGTACAAACAGCTTGGAGATAAAATATGATTGCATTTATTGGTAAGTATCGAAACCATTTTTCTATTATATATTCAACACCTTTAAAGAATTTACCTGATAAATATGATAAATATATAGAATTTATTGGTTTTATATTTCAGCCTATTATAAATGTTTTATGGAATTCTTGGTATACAAACTTAAATAGATTAAGTTTTATTAAATGTAGTTATCAGGACACATGGGCTGGATATAACACTATGGCTCAATTAATTTTACCAATAATTAAAAAGAGTTTAAAAGAAAAACATGGTATTCCTTTTGTTGAAGATGAAGATGTACCTGAAAATATTAGGAGTAGTAATTCAAAAGAAGAAAAAAAATCTAATTATGAAATAGATGAATTTTATGATAAAAGATGGGATTATGTTACAAATGAAATTATTTTTGCATTAGAAAATACTATTGATGAATCATGGGAAGAACAATTTTATCATGGAAATTTAGATGTTGAGTTTGTCCCCTGTGAAGATGAAAAATATTTAGAAATGGTAGAAACCGAAAAAAATACTTTTTGGTTTGACAAAAAAGGATATTTAGAGTATAATAATAGAATTGTTAATGGAAGAATGTTACTAGGTAAATATTGGGGGAATTTTTGGGTTTAACCCAATTATAATAATTTTTATAAATTACCCTACCAATAATGGTAGTGGAATATAATCCCTTCTTGAATGAAGCGGAAAGAAAGGAAAGGTAAAATATGGCTAAGTTTAAATTTGATTGGGATGCAGTTAAAGAGAATATCAAAAAAGATGATGAGAAAAAATCAAAATCTTTTGAAAAAGATGAGAGATTTTGGGTGCCGACAAAAGATTCCCTTGGTGTTTCAAATGCTGTAATTCGTTTTATTCCTGATAAAGAAGGTAATCCTTTTGTAAAAATTTATAATCATGGATTTCCTTATCAAGTAAATGGAGCTAAAAAATGGTGGATTCGTAATTGTATTAATACTTTTGGTTATGATAGAGATTGCCCTATTTGTAAAAAAAATATGGAACTCTGGAACTCAGCTTTTGAATCTGATAAAGCTATTGCTAGTAAACGTAAACGTAAACTTCAATATATTGCAAATATTGTTGTATTAAAAAATCCTAATTGTCCAGAAGAAGAAGGTAAAAATTATCTTTATAAATTTGGGACTAAAATTTATGATAAAATTAAACAAAAAATGTTTCCTTCTGAAACAGATTTAATGGATGAAGATTTCAAACAATTTGTGCCATTTGATCTTTATGAAGGGGCAGATTTTCTTCTTGCAGTAACAAAACAAGGAGATTTCCCTAACTATGATAATAGTAAATTCACAAAACAAAAACCTCTTTTTAATGGGGATGATAAAAAAATTGAACAAATAATGAATTCAACTTATTCTTTAACTCCTTTTGTTGATGAAAGTGAATTCCCAACTAATGAAGAAACTATTCGTACTTTAGGCTCTGTTCTTTGCTTGAATGATGAAGAACCAAAACAATCTTCTTCATCTTCTAAAGAAGAAACTGTAACAAATGATACTGTTGATGAAAAAAATGAACCATCTTTTGATTCACCTGAAACTAATGTTAGTGATGATGATGATGAAGATGAAGATTTGGCATTTTTTAATAGTCTTAAATAACTTTGCTATATAAAGTGAGTGAGTGAGTTTTTATTAACTTACTCACTCACTACTAAAAAGGAATTTTATGAATTATAAAGATTTTTCAACAACATTAAATAATTTAATTAAAGAATTATTTGATATTGATACCTCTGAAGAATTAGTTATTTTTGATGAGGAAGATAATATTTTTTATTCCAGTTTATTTAATATTGTTATTATTAAAAATAAAGATGAAAATGATATTTGTTATATTTCATTTAATGATTCTTTAAATACTTCTATGCTTATTCGGTCTGCTTTGATTCTCATTCCATTTTTAGAAGAAAACTTAAAAATTGAATGTGTTTTAGATAACTGTCATTGGATTAAATTTAACAAAAATGGTGAAGTTGTAGATATTTTAAGTGAAGCTCAATATAAAAAATCTCATAAACTTATCAAGGTATAAAAATATTTATTTTTAAAAAGATATACAGTTATTAAAATATATATGAGAGAGAGAAACTAGAAATAGTTCTCTCTCTTTTTTTATTATAAATACACTTAACAGGAGAATTATTTATGGAAAATAGCGATATTTATTATATAGATGTAAATAAAATAGGCAGAGATTTTACAGGTAAGAAAGACGTATCATTACTTACTAATGATAATGCTATTGCTGAATCAATCAGAAATATTTTAAACACTAAACCTGGCAGTAGAGTCATGGATCCATTATTTGGGACAAATTTAGAGCAATATTTATTTTCCCCTATTGATCCTATTACAAGTTTACAAATTCAAAAAACGATTGAAGATGCAATAGAAAAATTTGAACCACGTGTTGATGATGTTAATGTTAATGTGGTGAAAAATGAAGATAAACAAAGTTATGATGTTACTATTACATATAAGAGTATTTTAGTTAGAGATAATCAAACTGTATCATTCCAATATCAATTAAAAAAAGTGAGATAAAATATGGCTACTAATTTTCTTTTTTCTCAAAATTTATTAAAATTTGAAGATGTTAGACAACAGATCATAGAATTTTTAAAGAGTAATTCAGAATATTCTGCTACATTTGATTGGTCAGCATCAAATATATCATATATAATTGATACAATGTCTTATGTTAGTATGTTAATGTCGTATCAAGTTGCAAATGTTGCAAACAATAATTTCTTAGATACGATTAACTATAGAAAAAATGCAGTTTCAAGAGCAAAAGAAATTGGATATAGACCAAAAAGAAAAACATCAGCAAAAGCAATAGGAACATTAACATACATTGATACAGAAGTTGTATTTTCTGTTAATGACACTATTACAGTACAAACAAATTCTAAATTTGTATCTAATAAAGGTAATGTGTATTTAAACAAAAAACCCATAATTTTAACATATCAAGATGACAATACACTTTCAGCTGAATATGAACTTTTTGAAGGTGAAATAAAAACATTTACATATATTGGTGCTGCTGGGAATACACCTTTTCAATCTTTTACAATTCCATCTATTTCTGTTGAAGAGAATTCCCTTAAAATGTCTGTTATTAGAAATGTATCAGGGGCTTTAGCAGAAGATTGGATAGAAGCAAAAAGTATTTTTAATTTACCAAGTTCTAATATCTTTTTTGTTGAAGAAGATAGTGAAAATGAGTATTTTCCAAAAATTATTTTCGGGGATAATATTATAGGTAAAATCTTAGAAAGTGATCAAACAGCTACAGTTGAATATGTTGAAACAAAGGGATCATTAGCTAATAATGAATATATGACTTCTATTCCTATTGACACTAATTCTTATGTTAGTTCTTTTGCTTTGGACTTATCAAAATTTAATTCTTTAGATCCTTTATCTTTTACTTTTGGTGGTTCTGAAAATGAAACATTAGAAGAAATTAAATTAAAAGCACCAAAATATTTTTCAACATCAGGAAGAGCAGTAACAAAACAAGATTTTAAAAATATTTTAAATGCTTATCCTTATATAATGGCAGCTAATGTAATTGGTGGGGAAGAATTATATCCTTCTTCTGAAGATCAAAAATTAGGTAATATATATCTCTCTGGTGTTCCTAATACTTTGAATAAAATTAATTTCTTAACTGATAATAATTCAATTTATTTAACTTCAATAGAAGAAAATACTTTATTACGAGAATTAGAGACATATAATGTTGTATCAACAAAATTAAATTTTTTTAAACCTTCATATATTTATATTGAAGTAACACCATTTATTGAACTTCCTGAAAATATAACAACTTCTAAAAAAGAAGATTTAAAAATAAAAGCTAAAGCAGATTTAATATCTTACTCATTAGATAATTTTTTTGATTATGCAAAATATTTTAGAAATTCTAAATTAGCATCAATTACAGATTATTACCCAGAAATTATTTCATCAACAATAAATGCTTCTTACTATTTTGTTATTAATAAAGATTCATTTTATAATTCAGCTGAATCAAAAGAAAATTCTATTAGTTTACCTGTTAAAAAACTTCCTAACTCTAATATGTATACTAATTTTGTTAAAAGTAATTATGAACTTGGTAATGATCTTGGTGTATCTGCTTCTGATATTCCTTATAACTTAAGAACTATTCAAGGTAAAATAACAAATTCTAATACCAATAGATTAATCTATAATGAAGATATTGCTCCTGTTGTTGAAGGGGATAAAATTCTTTTCTCTGATATTATGATGAATGGAACAACTAACTTCTTTGAATTCCATAGATATGATGTTAATACAACTGCTCCTTTAGTAAGAAATATAAAAGTAATAAATGATATAGAACTTTCTATTGTTTCTTTTGTTGCTGATTTATTAGATCAATTTGTTATTTCTTATGAAGGTGAAGAATTAGGCACTATGTATAGAACTAATAATGAATTTTTTGAAGGTTTTGTAGCAAATGAAAATGATTTTCCTATTTTTAATACAATTTCTGAAGGTCATAGTAAATTTGTCGAAGCTATTTATAATTTTAGTGTTTCAGGGGATGATAAAAATTTTACTGAAGTTAATGCCGGTGATTATTTAATTTTTAATGGCGATACTTCTGGAGTTTGGGAAAAAACTAATTTTAAAGGTTCTGTTTCTGCTGTTACTAATGAAGAATTATATACAGCAAATAATGCTAATGATATGTACTCTATTTCTGTATCAGGTGATGGAGGTGGGTTGTTAACAACTCCTGCTGCATCTGGTGATTATATTATCTTTAATTTGTTATCTGAATCTAACCCTAATAATAAATGGGAAATTGCTAATTATAGAAATATTTACCAAGATTATGCATTCCCTATTGTTAAAGAAGCTATTGATTATGATATTAAATTAGTTATAACTGAAAATGAGTTGGGTACAACTTTTTTTAATAGATCATCTGAAATTTTTTATGATCACGATTTAATATTCTTTAACCCAAATGGTATTAGTGATAATGTAATGTGGACAAAATTAATTAATGTTTCTAGTTCAGGGGAATTACAAAATCTTGCAGTTTCAGGAGGTATTAATGCAAATTCTTTGATATTAGAAACCTATGATTATGATCCAATAACAGGTGTTCAACTAGGTGAACTTAGAATAGTAACTGAATATGGTAATTTTTTCTTGTATGATAAAATAATCTGGCCTTCAAGTATTACAAATACTGCAAATGTAAATGATATTTTAGTTTATGTTGGTGATGGCTATTGGAGAATTTTCCAATCTATACTTTCTTATGTTTTTGAAATTGATGGCGATACTATGTCTGCTCTACCATTAAAATTAAATTATGGCGATTACTTTGATGTTCTTGGCACTGAAGGTCTAAATTCAAATTTTGATAATACATTAGATGAAGAATTTTTTGATGGCGACCAAATAATTTATCTAGGTAATAATGAATGGCAAAAAGTTGTTTTAAAAAATAATATCTCAGCTGAAGATGCTAGTGAATTTCCTGTTATTGCTCAGTTAGGTGATATATTAAAAATAAATGAAGATGGCTACTTTGGTAATACAGGAAGTGTTGATGATAACCCTTATATAGCTTATACTCTTAATAAACCTTATATAGATGGGGATTATATTATTTTTACTGAAAGTTCATCAGGTTCTATGTGGAAACAATTAAGAGAATATAGCATGATTTTTAACCCTGCAAATGGTAAAGATAGATTGAATTCTCTTGGTTTCAATACAATTTTTAATTATACATATAATTATTCCACTAAATATTATGAAATGTATTTTAATGATATTTTTAATAATATAAAAATAGGTCAATTCGTTTATGATACTCTTTCTAATGATACTAATGGTGATGTTGGTAAACTGACTTTTGAAAATTTTGTTATAGGAAATTATAACTCCTTAAACCAAACTAAATCTATTGAAGTTAAATCTTTATTCGCTGATTCAGATGTTTTAGATATAATTCAATTTATTCCAAAAAATAAAACGGATCTTAACAATAATATTATTTTTGAAAGTGAAGAAGATTTTGACACAAGATTTAATCAATATCTTATTGTTAATATTAAAAATGTGGATACTTTATGATTCTAAATTTATTACAACATAAAAAACATAAATTATTTTCCTCTAATGGTTTTTCTGGTGACGATGATACAGAGTTTTTATTATCTACTAATATATCATCTAAAAAAGTTTCTAATAACTCAGACCATGAATATATCATTATAGAATCTTTTAATAAATCATTTCTTGATGAAATTATTTTATCTACTTATGGGACATTTACTAATTTTACTATATCATATTCACTTGACAATATATCTTGGTTTCTTCTTCCATATAAGACTAATTCAAAGAATGAACTTCATAGATTATTATCTACCTCAGGTTCTGGTATTGATTCTTCCTGGAACTATCTAAACTTAGAAACTAATGAAGTTGTAATAGAATATGCTAATGATAATCCTCTAACTTCTTATGCTTTCAAATATTTTAATGATGTAACTAGATTAAATGAATCTTTATATTCGGAATTTAGTTTTATAAGTTTGAAAATTGATATTTATGGCATAGATACTTCAACTACCAATTTTTATTTTTCAAATTTAGAAATAAATGTTGATGATACTTTAGATAAAAATGTCCTTAAAAAAAATATATTAGAGTTAAGAGGAAGAGATTTATATAAAGGTCAATTGTTTGAAGAACAACCTTTCTTACAAGATATAACTGGCACTTTCTTTAATATGCTGGGTAATTCTTCTATTTATGATAATAAAAGAAATCCTATTGATATATATAGACAATTATCTAACATTAATAAAAATTTATCTATAGATAATAATAAAGATAATGATTTTTCATTCAAAAAAACTATATATTATCCTGAAAGATCTAGATATGAACTTGATCCTAATGAAACTTTTGTTAATAATGATTTAACTTATTTAAATCTTCAAATAAACCAATATGCTTTTGAATATAAAAATCTCCTTGAAAAAGTAAATACAAATATTTTATCTGATAATGCTTTATTCGATTTAAAAAATAACTTTACAAAATTTTTATTGAAAAATATTAGTAAACTTAATAATCTAAAAGGAAGTTTATATTTAATAGATTTTATATTGAAATCTTATGCTAAATTTATAGGTTATTATGTTGTTTCTGTAGTTGAAGAAAAAAACTTCGTCTATAGAATAACAACCTCAATTCCTCTTGATGAGTGGAATGGCTTATTAAAAAATATTGTTCATCCCTGTGGCTGGAATGTTATCTATAATTATGTTCCACCTCTTGGCAATCTCCAAATAGAATTAGGTTCTCTAAATGAAAATATTTCTTTTTATAATAAATTACGCTCTGTTCTGAATTCTGTTTCTTATTTTGAAGGTGATTACCTAAATAAATTTAAAATTATTAAAAAATTATCATCTCTTAGACCAGGCTTTAGATATGAGCAATTTAAACATTATAAATATAATACAAAATATGGCGAAAGTAATTTAAATGTAAACCATTGCTGGGAAGAAAAAGCTTCTGTAGGTCTTAATTATAATAATACATTCTATGAAATGATTGGTAAAAATAATTACCATTTTTTCCATGATAGAATTTCTAACTATTTCGATATTAACTTTGGAAAACCAGGTGTTGCAGTACATTATATCTGGAAAACATTTTTAGGTAATAAATTAGTTAATACAACTATAACTCCTTTCCCTAATTATAAAAACCAATTAAATTATTTAGGCGATTCAAGAAATTTTAGAACTGAATTGACTTTAAAACATAGAGATTGGGAACAAACAGTTTTTGGCTATAAAAGAAATTATGACCAATATAGAGCTTTGCCTAATAGCTTTTACCAAAAAAATTCCAGAAAATCCTATCTGTCTATTTTAGCGTCTAATCAAAATTATGAACATAATTCTGGTTTAGCTCTAAGTAATTTTACTAATGAAAGTTTAAATACTTCTATATCTATTTTAAATGATGTTTCTTATATCAATCTACCTGTTAGTGTTGGTAGTTCTTTTGTTTCTGAATTTGATACTCTTTCCGTTATTACTAGTGTGATAACTCCTATTGATTCTCAATATAATATCCTTGCTACTTATAATAAACCTGGCTTTGCAACAAAATATATATGGAATATCTATAATGATGATGTTTTAGAAAGAACTTTAATTACTTATTTTAATTATGTTAATTTTAATGTTAATGATTATCCTAATATTAAAATAGAATTGCTTTTATCAAATTATGATTTTAATTACAAGTTATATAATAATCATTGGCTGTATGATCTTTCTTATTTACTAAATGGATTTAATGATAATTATACCTACACTGGCGGCCCAACCGTTGTAGCCGATGCCGACGGTATACTGCAAACTAGCCCCGTGAATGTGCTACCGATTGAGGACGGCGTCTTTGATGCCGGAATCTGGCAACCTAACCCCCTCTGGCCTGCCACCGCGTTGAAAACAAAAACCCAAGGATCTGTCACTCGCTATGATATGACCAATGGTGGGATGCTGCTTGAGCCG